CTACGAGGACTTGGTGACGTTGTCGGTGGCTTCCCCACGGTTGGGGTGCACAGCCTCGTCGGAGGCCACGTCCTCGTAGTACGGGTCGGGAAGATCGTCCTGCCCGACAAGGATGGTGAGCTTGGCGTGGGCCACGGCCCCGACGTGCCACTGGTCCTTGCCGTCGGAGTTGGGACGCTGCTCGGCGTAGAGGACCTCGACGGTGGTCTGGACCGACCAGTTGCCGAAACCGAAGACCCGGTTCAGGTGGGCTCGGACGTCCCAACCCTTCAGGTAAGAGTTGCCTCGCAGGGTGTGCACCCGCAGCGGGTTGATGGGTCGGAGCAGGAACTCAACCTGCTCATCGCTGAACGACATGCCGCTCCTCAACATTCAACGGTTGAATGTGTGAACTGTAGCATGTGCCTATGCCCCATATCGATGACGGCGAGGTCATGCGGTCGCTAGACGGCCTGATCACCTGGGTCTACAACACGCCAGACCCGATCGAACGACTCGACCTGCTCGACAGTCTCAGGGAGTCCATTGGCCACGTCCTCACGAGTGAGTACGAACGGGCCTGCTTCGACGCTCGGGTCGCCGGGCGCGAGGAGGAGGCGTACGACACCGGGCTCTCCAAGGCTGCCTTCCGCGACTACACCCGGCGCTGGAACGGGAGGTTCGAAGGCGCCGCTCGGGTGCGCTGGTCTGACCCCCTTGGCATCCATCGACGAGACAAGGTCCGAGACCTCACGAAGGTTGCGAAGGGTGAGACGCCCCAGTCGATACGCACCGGCTTCCGTGAGAGTAAGGGCGACACGCCCTAAGACCGCTAGCGGGGCCGTGGAAGGGCTCAGAAGCCGGTAGCGGTGCGGGAGTACCCAACCGCTCTGCGAGGCCAGCAGGGGCCGGTTGGTGGCCCAGTGATGGCACGCGTGGCACAGCCGCACGCAGTTCGAGGGGGAGTGCATCCAGGGTCCCCCTCCCCCGAGGGCGCGGGGGCGCCGGTGATGGACTTCACCACCAGCACCCCCGCAACGCTCACAGCACCCGAGTGATCGCCTGGTGACGAGCACTCGGGTGCGGGTGGGGATGTTGTTCATGGTTGGAACCGCTTGTTGGGGAACTGCTTCTGCGTCGCGGTCTTCTTCGGCGGCTTCGGCTTCTTCTCCGGGCAGCTGATGACACACCAGATGGAGTGAGCGTGCTTGGCCATACTGGTCAGCCTTCGAGGATGTCGTCCTGGACCCGGTCCAGGACCTGGAAGGTGATCTCCTCGCCGTTCTTGTAGGCGTTCACCAGCCCCTCCAGCTCGTCACGGGTGCGGTTGCCGTGGAAGAGGATCTCGCGCGCCTCCCCGCTCAGGCCCAGGTGGTTCTGAGCCCAGTGGCTGACGTGAACCACCTCGCCGGTGGCCTTCACTTCGACCATCTCCATGCTGTAGGACTCCAGATTCGAGTCCTTCATGGTCATCCACTCCACCTCGTTGGCGACTTCGGCGACGTGCCCGGCGATGCACATGCCGGTACCGCAGCGCCACGCCGCCTGCTGGTGGGTCTCCGGGTGCATGGCGATGTTCGCCATTGCGGCGACCAGGTTGTCCTTCGGGTCACTCACTACGCTCCTCCTTCGGTCGTTGCAGCGGCATCTGGTCGTAGAGGACCGCGACGTGCATGCGGATCTCCAGCGCAACCTTCTGCCGGTAAAACTCGGTCCACTCCTCCATGGAGAAAGGAGGGTGGGCATGGTGCCACGCGTCCTTCCCCTGGGAGAGGAAGCTGACCCGTCGTTCCTGCTCCATGCCCACTCCCTCGTCAGGCCCAGTCGTTGGGCATCGGGTTGTCCCGACGCTCCTGCCAGTTGTTGTCCTGGTACTCCTTGCGCACGGTGCTCATGCCACCGTCACCGTTGCTGAACTGCCCCATGTCTCTGCCCTCCTCTCGCAGCTTGTCCTCTATGAGGGAGCGCCAGTGCTGCTCCCAGGCGTCGCTATTCAGCCTCTCCCGGTTCCGTCGCCTCCTCCTGAACACTCAGGACCTCCTTGATCGTCTTCGCGAAGCACGTGACGTGCCACATCCAGCACTCCTGCGAGTGTGTGGACGCACGCCCGTTGTCCCTCGCCAGGATCGTGTTCGCCATCCCCAGAACGGTCGCGTGCTGTTCGACGAGACGCAGCAGCACGGTCGCGATCTCCACGTCCTTGGGGCGTTCCCCGGCCGCCTCCAGGCGCGACTTCCAGTGGGCTTCCTCGGGGCCGACGAACTCGTCGTAGATGTGCTGCGCCAGCATCCGCTCAGTGCCACCCACCTCCCGGGTGGCCACATCGCCCTTGTGGGCCAGCAGGATGTCGCGGATCTTCCTGACCGCCTCATCTTGGCTCACGCGTGTTCACCACCTTCAGGATCTCCTCAGCCATGCAGCGGGCGTGGTTGACGTAACAGCCCCCGTAGTGCAGCCCCGGGTACGGGTCGGGCTGCTGCATCGCCTCCTGGGCCATGAACTGGATCATTTGCAGCTTGCTCGCCCGGTCCCTGGCGCTTTTCGCCAGTCTTTCGAACCGCTCCTGGAGGTCATTGACCTCATCGTGGTGCCACTCCTCGACCAGCTCGTAGAGCTTGGTCCGCTCGCTCTCGCTCAGGTAGTGGACCGGGGGGAGGTTGGCGAGGAGCTGCTTCGAAAGCCGCTCCCGAAGTCGCGGGTTGAAGACCTTCTTCCTGGGGTCCTTCATAGCTTTGCGTTCCGCCAGGATCGCCTTGTCGGCGTCGGTCGGTTGTGCCGGTTTCGCCATCTGCCGCCTCGTGTCCTCTAGGAGTTCCCTCATCGCCTTCTTGGCCAGCGCCTCGAACTTGGCCTGGTTGTCAGCCATCGGCGTGTACCGCATCCTGGTACCCCTTCAGCGGTTCCCCGTTGATGGCCACCAGGTAGCTGGTTTCCCTCGTGGGGCAGTCGATGAAGCTGTACGTCTGCCCAGAGGTCTGGCTGTACTGGTCGACGACCGGGTGCTCCTCGCCGCAGCGGCACGTCTCGTGCTGCACGGGTTCCTCGTCATCCACTTGCGTCCTCCTTGTCGCGCAGGCAGTGCCAGCAGCCCTTCCCGCGGGTGATGCGTCCGTCGAGGTGGAAGTTCACGGTCTCGTTGTCCTGGTGCCACCCGAGGCGGCACAGCGTCTGGCGGCGCAGCATCCGGTAGTAGTGGAAGCGCCACTCCACCTCGGCGTTGTAGAGCCACGCCCGGACCTTCTGTTCCGCTGGTGGCGGTCCCTTCATCGCTCCTCCTCATTCAACGGTTGAATGCTGTTGACCAGCTGACGGATGTTCTCCGTTATCAACTCGTGACCACGCTGAGCCTCGTCGACAGTGGTGTAGCGCTCAGTGAACTGGTCGTAGGCGTCGTTGACGGTGTGCTCCCGGCCGAAGAAGTCCACCGTCCTGTCGATGGTCGAGAACACCATCGTTTCGAAGATCAGTGGCGGGCCCTTGCCACCCCAGCTGTGGTCGATGCCCAGCAGCACGGTGGAGATCCGGTACTCCCCGACCACGTCCTGCCCGACCCGGCGGTACTCGTAACCGGCAGCCTGGGCTTCCTCACTGAGCCGCACCCACTCCTCCAGGGGAACCCGGTCTCCCTCGCGGGTGTACCAGAGGTCATCCACGGCTCACCCCCCGTGCAGGCGACGCATGTCCTGCATCTGCTCCTTCTGAAGGTCCAGCATCTGCTGCTGGAGGCCGGTGCCGCGCTCCATGATCTGCGAGGAGGCGTCGGACACCTGCGCCTGGAACTGGGCGGCAGCGGCCAGCTTCTCTGCCGCCTCCGCGTTCTGCTTCGTCGCCGCGGCCTGCTCTTTCAGAGCGGTGCCGATGCGTTCGAACGCCCTGATCATGCGCTCGACCTGGTTGGGGTTGATGTCCATCAGTTCTGCTCCTCGTCCTGTCGGTTCGGCTGCGAGCAGGTCATCTTGTGTCCTGCCCTGATGCGCAGCGACAGCACCCACGCTCTGCATTCGGGGCACTGCCGCATCGGCCTGTCGCTGACACTGGTCATCCACTCGTCCCGTCCCTTGGCATCCCGTCAGTTCCCTTGCCGCACTGACAGCAGGCCCAGCCGATCATCGCGTCACTGGAGTGCCACCAGTGACCTCCTCGTTGACGGCACTGCCTTCGCACCTTGAACCGCAGCCACAGGTCGGTGGCCTCGATGGGAGGTACCGGGTTGCCGAACCGATCCTCTGCTCCGTGCCGTGGATGTTCCATTCCTCTACCTCTCCAACCTGGGGTCTTCGACCCACGGCCACACGGTCCCTTCGGCGAGGAATTGCGGCCAGTACCTGTTATCGACTCGTGACCCACGCCAGGACACCAGTTCAGCTGCCCGTGGGGTCGTCACTGACAGCGGCTTCATGCCGAACCCGAACTCGGGCCAACCGACCAGCGCACTGCTTCCACGAGGGCGCCAGTCGGTCTTGCGGGACTCCCAGGAGGCGTGGGCCTCCACCACGAGGGCCGCGCCCGTCTCGGCCCTGATGCGGTTCAGAAGGTCACAGACCTTTACCGCCACCCGCTCCTCGTTGAGGTCGTTGCCGCCGACCATGTTCTTCAGGGGACCGATGGCGATGAGCTTCGGCTGCACCTTGCGCACCGCCCGCAGCAGCCACGCCACGTCGCGTTCCTCGAAGACACTGAAGACCCGCGGCGACAGCCGGTGCAGCAGGTCCGGCACGTGCACGTTCTCGGCCATCAGCCGGTTGCGGATGCCCCGGTAGGCGTTGTCGGACAGGTACTGCGGGTTCTCCAGGTCCACGTGTAGCGCCGGTTGCGGTTCGAACTCGCTGAAGAGGAACGGGTGCCTACCGACAACTACGGCAGCTACGAGCTGACGGCACAGCACCGTTTTCCCGCCGCCTTCGTAGCCGGTGATCATGACCCGGTCGTCCTCGGCGAGCAGTGCCGGGATGACGAAGTTGGGTTCCGGGTCGGTTGTTTCCCCAGGCCAGCCCAGGGTCGTTACCTCACCGTTATAAACCCCCACTTGTCCGAGATCCTCGGTCATCCGCTGCCGGATGGTCTCAGGTTCGATCTCCGGGTCTTGTGCCATCAGCTGCGCACGGTGCCCGATCTCGTTCAGTTTGCGCCTGGTGGCGTTGGCTACGAGGAACTCCAGCAGCCGGTCGTGACCGTAGTCGTAGGAGTGTCTGACCAGCTCATACAGCTTCGGAGCACCACCGATGCGGTTCAACATCCCGGTCTCGGTGAGCTTCTGCATCACCGTGAGGAGGTTGATCTCTTCACCAGCGTCGTTCATCCCTTGAAGAACCTCAGCTATGAGGATGTGCGCGGAGGACCACTCCGAAGGAGGCAGCGTTACGAAAACGTTATCTACCGAGAGACCCCGCTGCTCCAGCAGCATCCCCAGCAGGGCCATCTCACTCCGGTAGACGACCTCGCTCAAAGGTCCGTCCTGGCCTCGTAGGAGCCCTCACACGGCAGGTACTTGCCGTAGGTGTAGGAGCGGCGGCAAAGGACACACCCCAACTCGCCGGTGACCACCATCGTCGCCCTGGTCATGTCCATGAACAGGTTCTCGAACCCGTCGTCACTCTTCTCCATCGTCGACGGGTCCACCCGATACCAGACCGGGACCGTCCACATGTGCTCACCGGTGGGAGGCCGCTGCATCATCAGTTCGCCAGCAACGCTCATGCCGATGTTTTGGAAGACCTCCTGTTCCTCCCGGCGTTCCTCGTCGCTCACGCGTCCTCCTGGGGCTTCCCCGGGCACGGGATGTCCTTCGCGTCCTCGTAGGCGTGTTCGCAGAGGTTGCACCCGGGGGAGCCGATCTCGGCGAGAGTGTCCTTCCCGAACGTCAGGTGCATCCCGTAGTCGCCGTCGGGGAGGTCTTCCCTGTCCTCGTCCATGTTGACCAGGAAGTACGCCGGGACCACCCACATGTGCACCCCCGGAGGGGGGAGCGGGACCATCAGGTCACCGGAGAACGTCGAACCGTAGGACTGGATCTTCTCTTCACTCACTGCTCTCTCCTCGCTCGTACGGGTCTCAACCGGACCGTTTCGGCGATGCCACGCTGCTGTCTGACGCCGCAACCTCATCGCCGTCTTGCTGTGGTTCTTCATCTACAGACCTCGGGTTGCGGTTCGAACAGAGTCCACCCACCTGCGCCATGCGCGAAGCTCAACCGGCGTTACCTCCCCAGCCCGGCTAGGAGCCCGAGACGACTTGATGATCCGAGGCGCAGTCTCGTATGCCGCCTACAGCGGCGGTCAGGGGGGACAAGGCTTCAGCAGGCCCACATGGGCCGAGATTTCTTTCTGCTGGAAGCCCTGCCGCTGCACGCGGCGAGCCATGTTGGTTGGGCCTCCTTTCCCGTGAGTGGGGGTCGCTCCGGCTCCTTCGGTGGCACACACGCTACACCCGCTACACTCGGGGATGTTGGTTGGAGCTGCTCCGCTCCTTTCTTCGGTGAATGGCCCCCGGGTTGAGACTGCACGCTCCCCGGGGGCTTCACCATTCAACGGTTGAATGTCACTTCCCCACCCACGTGGTGGGGTCACGCCACGAACCGTCATCGGTGTCACACGACCCAGCCACCCACAGCAGCAGCAGCGCGAGCAGCGCCGCAGCCACGACCAGCGGGACCGAGGACTCCGAGTCGCCACGCTCGATGCGCTGGCGCTCCTCCTCGTTCATGACGCCTCCCTCAGGCGTAGTCGTTGCGGGTGACGTCCTCAGCAGGGTCAGGCTCACCCTTCTTCGTGAGAACGGGGTCCGGCGGCGCGCTTGCGGGCGGCTCGCTTACGGGGAGGCTGTCCGGGTCCGGCGGCAGCTCCGGGCTGTTCGTCTGCTGCACGTTCGGCCACCCGGTCCTTCCCGGGGATTCCCCCGCCAGGGGAGTACCGGGGCTCGGCAGCCAGCTCCGGCGAAGGCTCGGGAACTGCTCCAGCAGCCCGATGATCGTCTGCTGTGCCCTCTCCTCCTCCGTCAGCGGGGGCGTCCAGTCGGTGATCCCCGCCTTCGCCAGCTCCAGTTTCAGCAGCGCGTTCCACTCCTTGCGGTACTTCTCCCGCAAGTGCCGCAGCGCCGTGTTCCTCGCTGCCGAGAACTTCTGCTCCCTCGTCAGCTCCGGCTCTTCCTTCTTCGCCATAGACCCTTTCCTCTCTGTGGTCTTGCTCCACCACCAGCGTCACCCCGCTACCGGAGCCGGTCACCATCGTGGACTCGAACTGCGCCCACTGATCACGGCCCATGGTCAGGTAGCCGGACAGTTGCAGGTGGTTCCGGTCCACCCCCACGGACACGTCCACGTGCGCGTGGATAGTGTCCTCGTGGACCCTGAGCTTGATGATCACTCGCCCTCCTTCGGGGGGTAGAGCATCCCTACCTGGCGATACTTCCTCTGCTGCTCCTGGACCTTCGCGGCGAACTGGGGGTCCGTCTTCAGCTTCCGGGCCGCCGCCTCGTCAGCAGTGCCCTTGAAGTCCGGGTACTGCCACTCCTGCGTCGGTGGCTCGCCGTTCTGCACGTACTCCAGAGCAGCGAGCAGGCCCACTTGGATGCCGAGGTCGATGTAGGCGAACGAGGCGATCATGCCCGTGTCGACCTTGTCCTCGATGTACTCCTGCGGGATGCCGGTGCGGATCCAGGCGGCCTGGCGCAGCCGCTCACGCAACTTCATCGCCAGGTCCTTCTTGATCTCCGGTGGGAGCGCACCCAACAGCTGCTCCAGGATGTCCTTGACCTCCTCCTCGCCATTGGACTCTTCGTCACTCATCTGCATCCTCCTCGTACTCGATTACGATGATGTTCCAGACCGCCTTCTCGTTGTCCCACTCCACCGTCGAGCCCCAACGATCTCTCTCCTCCGGCAGGGTGAACCCTTCGATCGCCTTGTCGTACTGGCGCTTGATCAGCAGCGCCTCGTCCTCGTCGTGGGCGAAGTCAGCGACCTGCCGGGCAACCTCAGAACGGCGGGGCATCGGGGACCTTCGGCTTCGCGGGCTGCTCACCAGCCTGCTGACGTGACACCTTCTTCACGTCCGCGGCCGCGTAGCGAAGCGACGGACCCACGTCGTAGGCACGCAGCTCCGTCACGGTGACCGTGACGCCTTCCTTGTTCTCGTAGGAGCGCTGCTTCAGCTGACCCACCACGATCACGGCCATCCCCTTCTTCAGGGTCTCGACCACGTTCTCGGCCAGCTGCTCCCACGCCGAGACGCCGATGAACAGCTGGTCCTTGTCCTCCCACTTCCCGTCGTCGGTCTTCTGACGGTTCGTCATGGCGAGGCGGAAGTTCGCCACCGCCTGACCGTTGGGAGTGAACTTCAGCTCCGGGTCAGCGGTCAGGTTTCCCTGGAACGTCGCCACTGGCAGGGCCATTGAGCCACCTCTCCTGCTCCCTCAGGAGCATGTCCAACTTCCCCAGCAAGGTGGCGAAGTCTTCCAGCGGGATTCGGATCTCGATCCCCGCACCAACCCCCCATGCAGGGGACGCCAGCGCCCCCCACTTCTTGCGCTGTCGGTGATCACGCACCCAGCGCCACAGTTCGGTGATCCTCGCCGGGTTCTTCGACCCCGTCCAGATCAGCCGCCCATCCAACGGCAAGTCGGTGACGTGCCAGTCGTCGGGGTCCTTGCGGTTGATCACCTTCCCCGACAGGACGCCCGCGCCAGCCAGCTCGTTCAGCACGGCGCGGGCGACCATCAGTCGGCGGCGGTTGGCCGAGACCGTTTCGTCAGTCATCGCCCTTGGGGGAGACGCTGAGGCCGATGTCGCTCAGCGGGGCGCTGGTCTCGCTGCCACGCTGCCCCGGCTCGCGCATGTCCCTCAGCTGGATCTTCGGGGCCGGGTCACCGGCGGCGCCCACCGCCCAGCCCACCCCGGCGGCGCTGTCGAGCAGCGCCTCCAGCTCCTCGAAGGTGAGGTGGATCTGCTTCTCGCCGGTCTGGTCGATCTCGATGACGTCTTTGGACTCACTCATCTTCATCTCTCTTTCTCGGGTGTCGCTTCTCCGCCACCAGCCGAGCACCAGGTGACCCGATGTAGGCCATGTACAGGTCAGCCCGGGGACCAGCCGGGCCGACCGTGGTGCACAGGTAGTGCTCGGCGGGACGGAAAGCCCTCTTGGCCCCGGCACGGATCTGCGCGGCGTGCGAGCGAGGCACATCTCGTGCCACGACCGCCCACTCCCCTGGTTCGCGCTTCAGTGCCCGGGCAATGGCTTCCCAGTCGTACTTCGACCGGGCCGGGGGTTGCTTGGTCTTGGGCAGGTCACGCAGGAACTCCACCACCGCTGGTCCCTCCTTCATTCAACGGTTGAATCCGGCCAGTACTGGGCCGTCCATTCCTCGCCGTCGAACAGGAAGTAGTCAACGAAGGACTCACGGGCCTCGTTCAGGTGGTTCATCACCTGTTCGATCACCGCCGCATCAACGGGGTTCACGTCCGCGGCGACGGACAACCCGTGCAGGACCGCCAACCTCGCCTTGTCCCTGTTTGGCCAGGTAGAAGACTCGGTGCCTTGTGGGCCGACGAGGGCCTTGTACTGGGTCATGTGGCATCCCTAGCGTCGGTCTGCCACACAGTGGCAGCATATGGCATCAGGGTGGGGTTCGCCCGAAATGCGAGCCCCACCCTGGTCCGTTACTTCGTGGAGGTCTCCTGGATCTTCAGCCGGGACTCGACGTAGTCCGGGTTGTCGTTGTCGACCACGACGACCTTGCCCAGGCGCCCGTCGACGAGGTCGCCCAGCGCCTCGTCCAGCGAGGGCCGGTCCTTCTTCTCCCCAGCCCCGTTCATGAGGTCCAGCTGCGGTCGCAGACCAGTCGCAGCAGCGACCAGGTCCACGGTGCTCACCGGCTCCGGGCGGCCCTTCGTGCGGGCGATGGAGTAGCGCAGAGCACGCTCCGCAGCCTCCTTGATGAACGCGGGAAGGAAGCCCTCCATCTCGATGAAGACCTCGTCGTAGTTGATCGTCCCCGCAGCCGCTCCGGCAGCACCGAGTCGATCAGCACCCGCACCCCGGCAGCGTCCAGCTCACCGATGTGCACGACCGCGTCGAGACGCCCCGGGCGCAGCATGCCCCGGTGCAGCCGGTCGACGTGGTTGGTGGTGAGCACAGCCAGTACCGGGCTGGTCTTGTTGCTGATGCCGTCGAACTGGTCCAGCAGCTTCGACACCCGGTCCTGGTCCTGCCCAGCGCCCGGCTCGGCGATGACGTCGAGGTCCTCGAAGAACACCACCGACGGAGCGAGCAGCTTCGCCGCGTGCAGCGCCTGCGCCAGGTCCTGGCCGGGGCGGCAGTAGACGAAGGTCCAGCCGTTGGCGACGGCCTTCTTCGCCGTCAGCAGGCCGGTGAGGGACTTACCGGTGCCGTAGGGGCCTTCCAGCAGGACGGCCCGCTTCAGCTTCATGCCCGCAGCCTGAACGGCAGCGGTGTGCTCGACCACGGTCCAGATGTTGGCGTCGATCTGGCGGATGGTCTCCGCGGAGTAGGCCACCTTGGACTCGTCGACCCCGGTGAGGTCCAGGAACTCCGGCTCCATCCAGTTGGCGTCGATGGCCTTGCCCCGGAACAGCGACACCTCGGTGAGGCGCTGCTCCACCGCCTTGAAGACACCATCCACTTGGGAGCGGAACTTCTTCGGGGCCTCGCACACCAGGTAGCCCACGAGCTGCCCGGTGCGGTCACGGGTCACGTCGATGACGAAGGTGGCGTTGAGGATGGGGAGCTTGAAGTGCCCCCACGGCACCTGAACGGTCTGCCCGGCGCCGATGCTGACGGTCTTGAACTCCGGCGGGTGCTCCCCACCGAACATGTCGTACGTGGTCTGGCCGAAGCCGGTGGTGCCGAACACGTCCTTCAGCACCAGCTGGAATGCGTTGGCCACGTCGAACGGGTGGTACTGGAAGTTGCGGGAGATGTTGAACTTGTTCTCCTGCTCCTCCTCGTACTCGACCAGGAAGTTGACGACCTTCTGCATCGGCTGCCCCTGGTACTGCTCAGGCAGGATGAGCTTGGTCCCTTCGTAGACGACAGCGTCGTCCTGGACGCGCTGTCCACCGAGGACGGCGAGGTTGGCGAGGATCTTCGCCTGCGTCACCTTGTCGAGGTCCTTGCTGCTGGTAGCCACGTGGCTCCTTCTTCTCTCGTCAGCATTCAACGGTTGAATGCTGCTCCTCCGGTGAGAGATGGGCCTCCGCTCCCTTACGTCGGGCTCGCGGAGACCCACCTGTCATACAGTATAGCACATGTATGGCATCTATGTCAAGACCCGAAGAGGTCCTTGACTGCCTTGATGCGCTGACGCAGCTCCTCCTGCGCCACTCCCGACTCGGCGAGCTGCGTGCGCAGCTTCTCGTTCTCCGCCTCCAGCTCCTGGAGCCGGGCAGTTGTCCCGGGGATGACCCCGGCTTCCTGCAACGTCTCCACGACCAGCTCCAGAGCCTCCTGTGCTGCCATGGCTTGGTTCAACTCCGCCATCTTTGCCCCCTCCTTCTTCGGGTAGGCCTCCTTCAGCCGGGCCTTGCGCTTCTCGTACGTGCCGGGGACGTAGTTCTCCTTCGTCTCCCCCCGGCGCGCGTGCGCGCTCAGGTGATGAGGCAGCAGGCCCGACATGTGTCCGCAGATGGGGCACTTCTTGCGGACGTTCTTGGTGCCAGTGCCGCGGCCACCCTTGTAACGCATCTCGATCGCCTTACTGTGAGTCCAGGTGACGTGGCCTTGCAGGGCACGCTGCGAAGGCAGGACCTTCCCACACTCCTCGCACGGGAAACCTTCCTCGACCGGCATCTCTGGAGCATCCCGGTCGACCGGCCCAGTGCCGGGCGGACCAGCACCCAGGTCGTTGATGGCCTGCTGTGCCTTGCGGGCCCGATCGAACGCCTCAGCCACGGCCGTGGGCAGAGGAGCGGGACGGGGGTCAGGCAGCTGGACATCCTCGACTTTGCGCTTCGGTTGCGCCTTCGGACCAGGCCACGGCTCATCGTGGGCACGTTCGGCCTCCACGAACAGACGGTCATCGTCCATCAGCTTGGCCGGGTCACCGTAAGTGCGGATCTTGCGGTGCCACTGGTTCATGATCTTGTCGTTGATGGACCGTTCACTGCGTGGGATGGTGATCGCTTGCAGGCGGCCATCCTGGCCTGACAGCCGTGGTGCATGCAGTGACAGGACCTTGTTGTTGGCCAGGTTTACTCGCCAACCCAGTCGGGTGGCGTCCTGGACCAGCTCCAACAGCTCACGACTGAGGGCCCTCAGCGCCTCCGCTGTTGCTTTGTCCTTCGTGAGACTCACGTTGCCTCCTTTCCTCAGCCCTCCCGATGAGGGCGTTGCGGATGCGGTCTGCGTGGTGGGTGGCCTCCTCACGGGTCCCGAACTTGCCGACGATGGGACGCCCAAGCGTCACCAGCCACTCAACGGGCCCAGATTGGCCCCAGACGGCATGAATCCGGACCCGGTGGAACATCCACCGGGCATGCAGCGACCACCCCGCAGTGAGGCAGCAGAGCCCCACCAGCAGGGTGACCGCGATGGCACGCTCACTCATCGAGCGTCCCGGTGTTGAGCGCACGCAACACCAAGTCCAACGAATCCAGGATTTCCCGGTTCGTCATCTGACCAGGCACTGCCTCCGACTGCTCCCACGACGACCACATGGCGGGCTCCATCCCCCGGATGTGCAGCCCAGCCTGGACGCCCCCGCCGACGAAACGCACCATCGCACAGCGCGCCTCTGCATCCCCGGGGTTGTCACCGATGGTGTCGGAGATCTCGTCCCGCGAACCGATGTACAGCTCGTTCACCCAAGCCACAGCGGTGATGGGATCCGGTGGACGCTCGATGTCCCGGCTGACAAGGAACTCGGCCAGCTCATCGATGGTGATGGGCTCCAACTCCACCTCACCGCCCTCTTCGTAGCGGGCCTTGATGAGTGGGATGGCACCCAGCGGATGCGGCGAACCATCCAGGTCGAAGAACGGCACCACCACCGGTGGGCCATCCCACGGGTAATCGTGGTGGTTCATCGAGTAGAGCAGGTCATAGGCCAGCGAAGGCCCATCGCTCATCTCGACCTTCATGCCCTTAGGTAGCTCACCCATCGACTGCCTCCTTCACCGGCCACGCGAACGGCTTGCAGATGTCACAGGGACGCATGTCCGCCTCCCGGGCGAACAGGGCCGCCTCCTCCTCGGTGTACGCCCACACGTCAGCTCGGCGGTCCATGTGCGGCGCACGGCGACAGTCGACACGATGAATGACGGTGCCGCCCACCTTCAGGTAGCAGAACTTCCACTCCCACCCTTTGGGGGTCCAGCCACCGATGGGCTGGGATTCAACGGTTGAATCCATCCCCACCTTGGCGTCGAAGTCAGCCACATCGATCTTCTGCTTCAAGTCCAGCAGTGGGCCCTTGACGTCGTCTCGCCACGACCAGGTGATCTGATCCAGCTGCGCTACCCGCAGCAGCTCGCTGACCTGGAACTTGACGCCCCGGTTGGTCAGGTAGATAACGACTGTGTTGGCAGTCGCCCAGGTGACTCCGAGGATGATGATCGTCAGTGTCTCGCTGCTCACTTGCGCCTCCCGGCCGAGATGAAGAAGCCGAGCAGGCACGCGAGGACGCCGAACACCAGCCCCCACTCAGCTGCCATCGCGCCGGTGCCCTCAGTCATCCATGCGGTGAAGACGACCAGCGGCGGGCAGATGAACGTGAGCGCGGCCCAGCCAGCGGACTCGTTCCAGAGCAGCCACAACACGGTGGCGCTCCAGCTCAACGCGACCAGGGACGTCCCGATCAGTTCGAGCATGAATGCAGTGCGCAGAGACCAGGTGTCCCCACGTGGGTCCTGTACTTCCATGGTGCACACTCCCTTCGGTGGCTCTCAGTGGGGCGGGGGAAGCAGCCACCACCCCGCCCCACTGAGGTACATGGGCTATCTGGACTTTCCTCGGTTCACCGGTCCATGCCCGTCTCGACGGTGAACGAGACGATGATCAGCTCATCGTCCTCGGAGCTGATGAAGATGTCACCGACACGTGCCCCAGGCAGCTGGAGCTGGCTCTGGTTGATGGCCGCAGCAACAGCCTTCTCCACCTCGGTGTAGTGGGCCGGTGCCTTCAGCACCCACTCGTGGCGGATGTTCTTGATGATTCGCTTGTCGGCCTGCATCAGCAGGACCTTCCGCCCTGCGTGAGGCAGTTCCAGCCAGCGTCGTCCTCAGCGTGCGGATCGAGCGGCCCGTAGAACTCGTGCAACGGCACCAGCTTGGACACGGGGCCATCCGGTGCCTTGCCGGTGTCGTTGTTCTCGCCGTCACGCACCCCAACCAGGTAGGAGAGGACGGCGATGACGATGGTGAGGAACAGGATCAGGGCAGCGTCTCGGGACTTCACTTCTCCGTCACCTCCTGCGCGACCTGACGCACGACCTCGACGGTGCGGTGGGAGAGGAAGTCGTTGCTCTTCCCCGTCTTCAGCTGCATCTTCGCCAGCACCGTCTTCTTCGCGTCCTCCTCATCGGTGGCGAGCACCTTCGAGTGGACGTGGCGCACGTCGGTGGTGATGTTGTACTCACGAGCCAGGTCCAGTTCTTTCAGGGTCGTCCAGTCGTTGATCTTGCGGAGTTCCCTGACGACCATGGTCTTCAGCTCTTGGAGCTGCTTCCAACCGTCCTCGATCGAGAGGGTTGGGGATTCAACAGTTGAATCCTCCTTGGTCCCACCGTCCTTCTCGAAGCCCACAGCCGTTGACGCCTGGTGGGTGTGCATGCCATCGACCGGCTGGTCGGAGTAGAACCACACCGTGCGGTTGTCGTCGGTCTGGAAGAAGTACCCGTGCACACGGGTCCCCTTGACGCTCGCCCACCCCGACACCAGGTGCAGCCACGACGGGTGTTCCAACTTCGTTGCGTCGTTCACTTCGCCTCCTTCTTCGCCTTGGCCTTCGCCTTGGCCTCTTCCCACGGGGTGGGGAGGCCCAGAGCACGCAGGGCGCGGTTCGCTGCCTCACGCTCACGCTGCGCCTTACGACGCGCCTCCTTGCGCTCCTCACCCCTCTTGTAGGCAAGAGCACGCCCCACCTTGCGCCCCATGTTCCCCATGCGGTGCGCAGCGGGGTTGCCCTTGCCGCCCTGACTCTTCGGCATCAACTACTCCTTGATCCGTTCGATGAACGTCATCTTGGCGTGACCCCCGCAGATGGTGTGGAAAGCGGCACCGGGGGGTAGGTCTCCGTCGCTCTCGATCAGCGCCTTGCACCCGTCACAGATGAACCGGTGCATCCCCCCGCGCCCACAGCAGACCAGGTCGAACACGGCGAGCCAGCTCGCGGGGTGACCACATTTGATCCCGAACTTGGTCAGCTCGCAGGGCTTCTCGATCTCGCCCTTCAGCCACGCTTCCAGGTCCTCCACACCCGACAGGTCAGGCAGGATGACCTCAGGCTCAGCCACAGTGAACGTCACTGCCACCACCTCTTCGTGATGCGCTCGATGTAGGTGACCTGAGGGGCTGGGCACCCTCCTGGGCGCCCCGGTCCGGGAGAGTATGCGCAGGAGATTCGTCCTCTCTCGGCGTCCCTCTTGTGCCTGTTGCACAGGAACTCGGGACCACCCGGGTGGCGGCAGAACATTCGCCACAGCGCCATCCAGTTGGCCTTGCGCTTGCAGGGCTTGCGCTCGTACTCCATGCCCATGAAGAAGAAGATCTTGACGACAGTGCAAGGCATCTCCACCTCGCCCCTCAGCCACGCCTCGATGTCCGGTGTGACCACTACGTCATCGAAGACCTCTGGAGCCAGCCCGGTGGACCGGCCCATCAGGTGAGCACCCCCAGACGAGTGAGGATCGCGTTCACCTCGCGCTGGTGCTCGTTGAGGGCCTTGCACAGCGCCAGCGTGCCGCTGGCCTTGACCAGGAAGTACAGGTTGACCAGGTCGGGCTGGAGCAGCTCGTTCCACTGCTGCACCCACGCGGGGTCCTGGTCGATCTCGTGCACGATGTTGTGCACCAGTGCCAGGTTCAGCAGGTCCGCCTCGTGATCGGGCAGCGTGGCCGGGATCTCCTTCGGGTCGAACATGGAGCGCTCGAAGCGCACCAGCCCGTTGGGGGTCGTGACCTGCATGCAGATGTGTGCTTCATCCTCGACAACACACACTCGTGACGTGATCGTGATGTCGCTGACGGTGATGCTCATGGGCTGCTCCTCGGTGATTGGCATTCAACGGTTGAATACCGAAGTGGGGTGGAGAGGGATCGAACCTCTCGGCCTGATTGGCCCCTGCCATGGCACCCCGAGCGGGGACCCGACCATCCCTTCAGCAGGAACAGCCGGGCCCCCTGGCGGACCCCCTCGGGGGGTGATTGGGTCCACCCTTCCGCGTGGGTCAGGGTTCGATGAACTCCCAATCCTCACGCGGGTCCTTCTCGCCATCTGTGCAGATGACGATGTCCCAGTCGGTGTTGTTGCGCTCCACGTAACAGTGCCCCTCGTCACGTGTGGCGACAACCCACCCAGGGATCATGCAGTCGTCATACGACGCATACGATGGCGCGTCCGCCTTGCGGGTCGGATACGACACCTTGCACACATACATCCGCTCCACGAAGCGCAGGAACTCGTCCTTCGTGGGCACGTAGCGAATGTTGAGCATGCCTCAGCGGGTGAAGGCGTCAGTCAGCTCCTGACGCGCGCGACGCGACACGCCGGACTGCGCCTCGTCCTGGATCGCCGGGTCGGAGAGGTAGTCCTCCCACTCGTCCTTCGACGCGTGGTAGAGGGCCTGCTCCTCGGGCCCGAACGCGGTCGTGAGGAGGTTGAAGACCTGACTGGCCTCGTCCCACAGCACGACCGTGCAGCCGGAGCCGTCCTGGTTGTGCACCAGCGTGCCGTTGTCGCCGCCGACGAGCGCGCCGAACAGCTCCACGCTGGGGGCGGTGTCACGGATGGTGTGGAACGCCACACCGGGGCCGCTGACGTAGGTGGTGTGGTTGGGGCGGTCGTCCTTCACGATCGTCTCGGGCCGCGTGCTGGGCGCCTCGACGAACTGACTGTCGTCGCTGACGTTGCTGGTGTAGCCACCGCACATGTTCCGCTCCTCGCTGTGATGGGAGATTCAACGGTTGAATCCCCTGCTCCTTCGGTGCCTGGGGCAGAAAGCCCACTTACCCTCTGAGTATACCACGTTTGATACATTATGTCAATGGGCCTAACACCACTATGAACATAGTGTGGGTGAGCACTGTATATGCAGCACTGCCACGTCAAGGTCACAGCAAGGTCACGGGGGTACCCATGGCATACGTGCCACTGTGTACACACCAAGTCCATTGTTCGTGCAACAACCCCGACATCTCGGTGCACCGGCCCACACCACGCACTAGGGTCGGATACGCATCTCGCGGTGCACCCTTCCCCGCGTCCCCTTCATCCCGGCGGCGGGCGCGGGGAAGCATGATCATTCAACGGTTGAATGTGGGCACACGAAAGCGCCGCGCTTCCCACATCGGGGAGCGCGGCGCTTGTGTGTCGGTCAGGCGTTGGCCTGCTCGATGTCGGCCAGCTCATCGTCGGTCGGACCGTCGATGACCAGCGGCAGGCCCGCGATGTCGTACTTGCGCGCGTAGAGAGCGAGCTGAGTGTGCAGCTCACCCACCAGCGCCGTCCCCTTCACGTCGCCGATGTCGGCGACCTGGTGCCCGTTGGCCATGAGGACACGAAGGTCGTTGATCACCTTCGCGACATCCTTGTGCGCCTGAACGGACAGCGACTCGCTCGGCTTGCTCGCCTTCGCGGCGGTCGCACCGGTGATGGCCTCACGCACCGTGGTGAGGGTCGCGCCCGGCTTGTCGACCGCGCTGGTGAGTGTCTTGCTGTTCTTGCTGATGTTGGTCAGCAGGAACCCGACAGCCTCGTTGTTGCCGAGAACACCCAGCTTGTCGGCCATCTTGCCCGCGCGCCCGATGTTGGAGGCCTGCGACTGACGCAGCTCCCACAGGTCCATCAGCTCACGCTGAGTGAAGATCTTGTGCACGGTGACGCTGCGGTGCACGAAGCGCACCTCATCGGCGGTGCGCGCCTTCGCCAGCTTGATGGCCTCGGCCCGCGCTGCCTTGCGGTCGGCGAGAGTCTTCTCCGCCACCTTGAACGCATCCTCGGCCTTCGTCGCGTTGACGGCCGCGCTGGTGGAGGACTCACGCACGAGGTGCGCGTTCGCCTTCACGAACTCGCGCATGGTGTCGGTGACCTGACCCGATGCGAGGTTGGTGACGGTGAGGACGGCGGCACGACGCTGCTCGTCCGTGGTGGGGATGTTGCCCGGCTGTGTCGCCTTGCTCGCAGCGACGATGGCCGCCACGGCCTTGTCCACTGCGGTGAGCTGGCGCGGCTGGTTCGCGTGCGCCTTGCTGCTGGTTGCGCTGGTGGCCTTGCGGTTGCTCTTCGTCATTGCTCTCTACCTTCCTGCTCACCAGCCATTCAACGGTTGAATGGCTGGTCAACCTCACCTTGCGCGTCCTGCGCCTGGTGTCTTGCCTTGTCTGTGCGGTGGAACTAGTTCCAGCCTATCGGTCGTGTCAATAGTGCCAGGCTCGTACAAGGGTGCGTGCCATACGCGGTGACCTGCATACACACACACCCAAGAAGAGGGGAAGTTTCCCTTTCTAGACCAATGGTCCTGTCATCTATGTCATTCAACCGTTGAATGTGAGCATTCACTCGCATACAGGTGCATAAGTGCAGGTCAGTAAGGGGGGGTGTGCCGCGTGGGGGGCCCGTGGAGTATGTATGTAGGTCCGAATATGGTCTCTGGAACCGGTACCTGATCGTCACCTATCTGGTCCCTCCCTAGGAGTAGGCTGGAACCATGGAGAACCTAGAAGGGACCGATCAGGTCCAGCTGAAGGTGAGGGTTCCTGCGGCCCTGGTAGCGCGCATGGACTCCCTCGCGCAGAAGGCGGGGTCCACTAGGACCTCTGTCGCCCAGTTGGCGCTGCTGTACGGCCAGCGGATGTTGGAAACCACCTACACCAAGGCTGAGGCCGCCGCCTACCCGCCGAAGCTGGTGCAGCCGAAGCTCCCGATCGAAAATGAGGTCACCTCCAAGCCGAAGGAGGAGGTGGACCTGATGCCCTACGCCGGACATGAGATGACCGAAGACGAGATCGCCGACGAGAACGAGGCCCTTCGCAAGGTGGAGGAAGAGGCGGCCCTGACCCCCAGTGAGGAGGAGGCGTTCATCAGCCCCACCCAGCGGCACTGGCACCGCATCAACTCTCGCAAGCCCGCCGACGCGAAGCGGCTCTGGTTCGACAAGGGCGACGAGTTCGGCGAGTTCGAATGCGAATGCGGGAAGCTGGTCACCCGAACGGTGCAGCGGTGAGAGACACCATGGGGCGCTTCACTGACGCGCAGATCGCTTACGCCTACGCGCAGAAGATCGCCTGGGACATGGGGTTCGAAGGACCCGCCGAGACAGCGGAAGTGGACTGTGAAGGCTGCGGGTGGCCCACCCGGCTCCTCGACGGCCCCCGGTGCGGGGTGTGTCGCGAGCTGCATGAGCTGTCTACGCTGGGTACACCTGAGAACAAGGAGGAGTGATGCCCCTCTCCACAGATGAAGTCGATACCGAGAGCCTCAACAACTTCGGTACCGCCACCGCCCCCGCGTCCGGCGCTGCGCTTGTCACCCTCACCACCCCCGCTGCGGGCATGTATAAGGTGCGGGTCGAGTGTTGCCACGCCGCTGGGACCCCCGGAGCTGGCGAGGACGGGAACTTCGTCCTTCGCCGCGCCGCAGTCGCCATTAAGAGGATGGCCACCACCCGCATCGCGGGCCAGCAGTACAGCTGTGAAACCAACATCCGTGTCGACGGCACCCAGAACCTGTCCGTCAACACCAACGGCGCCGGGACCGCTTCGGTGGTTTACGTCGCCTCCATCACCGCAACCAGGATCGGAGACTGAAGTGAGCGCCAAGAAGACTGAGGACAGCCCGGAAGTGGCCGTCAGCGAGAACGCCGAGAAGAACGACAACGCCACCCCCATCGAGCACCGCGGTGGGCCCGGTTCGGTCAGTGGACGCAACATCCAGGAGTCCAGCGACGAGGTCCGTGCCAAGGAGATGGGTGTCACGGGGACCCGCGAAACCACCCTCGCTGGCCTCGATGGGGCCGCCCCCGTCGTTGACCACGAGGAGGCTGCTGCCGACGAGGCGAAGCGTCAGCGCTCCGACGACGAGCGCCGCCGTCACGCCCGCGAAGCCGAAGCGGAAGCCCAGGAGGCCCTGCACCGGGTGCACGTCGCCTCTTCGCCGCAGTTCGACGACGACGGGAAGCCGCTGTACAACGACCTCGGTCAGCAGCTGGACAGTGACGGCAACGTCGTTGTGGAGAGCCCGCCGGAGGCTGAGGACAAGCGCAAGAGGCTCTGATGTCTGGTCCCCTGGAGTTGGTGGGGGGACCGCATGACGGGGAGCAACTGGACTCGTCTGAACCGTGGCCGGAGTTCATCGAAGTCGGTGGCGGCTATCGACACGTGATGGGGACCCGCTTCTACCGGTGGGCTCCCAACTCGTAGTGTTACATTTGCTACATGCGCGTCCGGTGGACCACCATCTGTGAGAGGTGCAAGGTGGTCATGGGCCGTGGCGACATCGCCGTCAGGGTCTATGGCCGCCTTTGGCACCCCCACTGTGCCGCCGCGTACGCGCAGGAACGTAAGGAGAAGACCCATGCGAGTCACGCTCACTGACGTCCTCATCTTCCTGTTCTTGCTCGCCTTCCTCATCTGGTGGTTGGCCTAGTGCCACACTGAGGCCATGAGCCTCGACCGTCTGAAGCAGATCGGGATCGACCTCGACGACATCCCCGAGGACGCCATCATCACCAGCGCCGTTGTCATCCTTCAGGTGCACCACATGGATGAAGACCACGCGCGCACGTACCTCGACCACTCCGACGGCCTCGGCCCCACCCTCCAGTTGGGGATGGTGCGGATGGCGCTGCTGCGCTGCGAACAGAAGTCGCTGCTCGGGTGGGAGGACGAAGAGTGAGGCAGATCGACCTGACCCGCTGGGAGCGCTACTTTCAGCTGCGTGACGAAGGCCACTCCGTTGAGAAAGCCGCCCGCGGCGCCAAGATCGACTCCCACACCGCCTGGAAGTTCGAGAAGAACGATCCCGGCTCCACTGGGCTTCAGGCCGCCGAGATCCTCGGTGTCGTCTTCGTCGGCGGCATGGAAGTGGCCCCCGACCTCACCACTGACGCGAAGCGGGCCCTCGACGACTTCGGCTACTTCCGGATGCGCTACATGGGCCGCGCCAGTCTCCCCTGGCAGGAGAACGCCGCCTACGTGGCGCTGAACCACCTGTCCTCCCCCGACCGCGAATACCTCGTCATCAACTGCCCCCCCGGTTCGGGTAAGTCCACCCTCTTCACCCACGACATCCCCGCCTGGCTGATCGCGCGTGACCGCACCATCCGCATGCAGATCGGATCCAGAACGGAGAAGCTCGCCCGCCAGTACGTGGGGCGGCTGAAGAAGACCTTCGAGCGCGCCTACCCCGTCATCGCCGGTGCGGAGGAGAAGGAGAAGGGGACCGCCTGGGACGGGGCCGCCACGCTGGGCGGGGACTACGGTGCCTTCCGCCCCGAAGGCAGAACCGACCTGTGGCGCGCCGACGCCCTCGTCGTGAGGCAGTTCGGCCAAGCCACCGACGACAAGGAACCCACCGTCTCCGCGTGGGGGCAAGACTCCGGCTTCCTCGGTGTGCGATGCGACTTCATCATCTGGGACGACCTCGTCGACCGGAAGAACACCCTCGGCTTGGAGGCGGGCCAGAACCTGTGGGAATGGTGGATCACCGAAGCCGAAACCCGGCTCGAACCCGGTGGTCTCCTCATCCTTCAGGGCCAGCGAATCGCCCCCGACGACCTGTATCACGAGGCCATCAACATCATGGACCTCGATGGGAACCGCAAATACACGCAGATCCTGTATCAGGCGCACTCGGAGGACCGCTGCACCGGGGAACACGAAACGGTGCCCCCCTACCCCGCCGGGTGCCTGCTCGACCCCAACCGGCTCAACTGGCGCTTCCTCTCCCAGGTGGCGGCCAACACACCCCGCCTCTACGACATCTCCTACCAGCAGAACGACGGCGCCGGGTCGGCGATCCTCGTCGAAGACGCCTGGATCACCGGGGACAAGAAGGACTCCCACGGCGTGCTGCGCCCCGGGTGCCTGGACATGGACCGCTCCTGGGGCAAGTCCTCGTTTGAGAAGCACACCGGCTGGTCCGTCGTCACCGTCGACCCCTCCCCGGTCAACTGGTGGGGGATCATCTGGTGGGTGATGGTGCCCGAACAGCACCGCTACGAGATCGTGGAAGTGCACCGCCAACACCTGGGTGCCGAAGAGTTCCTCTCCATCGACTTGGACACCGGCGCCTTCTCCGGGCTGCTCGAAGACATCCGCGACCGCGCCGACAGCGAAGGTCACCCCCTCAGTGCCGTCATTGTGGAAATCAACGCCGCCCAACGGTTCCTGTTGGCGCAGCCGCACGTTCAGCGCTGGAGCGACATCTACACCGTGGATTTCCTGCCCCACTCCACCACCATCAACAAGGCCGACCCGCAGTACGGGGTCACTGGGACTGCGGACTTCTACCGCCAAGGTGCGGTGCGTATTCCTTTCGGTGACGCGCGCGCACGCGTGAGCGCCAACCAGCTGCGCCACGAACTGACCACGTGGCCCGAAGGCAAGACCGATGACCTGGTCATGAGCGCGTGGTTCGGGCTGCGAGCAGTGCAAATGACTTACGCTTCTCCTGACACGCCTGCCCCGCGGTTCGATCGCCCTTCCTGGATGAAGGACTCCAGGCGTGGGTTGGCTTCGGTGTACGGGGGTCAATGATGAACTACCTGTCCGCGTTCGGGGTCGGCGATGAACTCGCCACCTTGAAGCCCACCTACCAGCGCGACGCTGACGACATCGTCGCCATCTGGCGTTACCGCAGGGACCGCTCCACCGGCATCACCGGTCGCATGCGTCGCATCCGTGACGTCTACAACGGTGACCTGGTGTTGCCTTTCGATGAGGAAACCGAGCCCGCGGTCGCGAACCTCATCATGGTGGGCATCGACCAGAAGGCGATGCGTATCGCCTCCACCGCCCCGCAGGTGTGGTTCCCGCCGGAGAAGCCGGGCGTGCAGGCGAGCGAGAAGAAGGCGCTGGAGCGCCGTGACGCGGTGCTGGCCTGGTGGGACTCGAACAAGATGAACCAGATCATGCGCCAGCGCGCCCGCTACCTGGTCGCTTACGGTTCCGCGCCCATCGTCATCAAGCCGAACCCGCACAAGCGGATGCCCGAATGGGATGCCCGCAATCCGTTGGGCTGCTATCCGTCTGAGGACCTCAGCGGTGAGATGTGTCCTAGCGACATGATCACCGCCTACAACAAGACCTACGGCTGGTTCCGCCGCCACTACCCCGAGGTCGCTTCGCGCTACCACTCCGCTGAGGAGATCGATGACTTCAGCCAAGTGGTGCTGTTGGAGTACTCCGACCCGGAGCAGGTCAGCGTCATCTACGCCGGGGTGGACCCCACGTGGGAGCCCGGGTATCAGACGTTGCAGTGGGACAACAACACCTGGGGTGGGGTCGCGGAGTTCCTGCACCAGACCCCCAACCGGGCCGGTCGCACCCTCGGCGTCATCCCGCAGCGCATCACCCTGGACCGCCTCACCGGCGAGTTCGACCAGATGATCGGCATGTATGGGGCGCAGGCGAAGCTGATGGCGCTGCAAATCGCTGCCGTCGAACGTGACGTCTTCCCCGACACCTACCTCGTTGGGCGCCCCGGCGAGAACCCGAAGTTCGTGAAGGGCCCCTACGACGGGCGCACCGGCATGGTGAACGTGGTGCAGGGCGGTGACGTGCAGAACCTCACCTCCCCCGCCGGGTACCAGACCGAACCCACCATCGACCGGCTGGAACGCGGCACCCGTATCGCTGGTGGTATCCCCGCCGAGTTCGGCGGCGAATCCACCCAGAACGTGAGGACGGGACGGCGCGGTGATGCCATCCTTTCGGCGATCATCGACCACCCCATCAAGGAAGCCCAGGAGCAGCTGGCCTGCTCCATGGAGTACGAGAACCATCTCGCCATTGACATCGCGAAGGGCTGGTGGGGAAACACCAAGACGTCCTTCTACATGTATTCGGGACGCAAGGCCAAGTCCGGCGAGTACGCCCCCAACGCCCTCTTCGACTCCGAATGCCGCCACGTCGTCTCCTACCCGCTCGCGGGAGCGGACCTCAACGGGCTCGTGGTGGGGATGGGGCAGCGCATCGGTCTGGGCATCATGAGCAAGCAGTCCGCCGCCGAACTGGACCCCATCATCGAGGACCCGGAACTGGAGAAGGACCGGATCACCTCTGAAGCGCTGGAGATGGCGATGCTGGCCAGCGTGCAGCAGGCCGCCAGTGAAGGGACCCTGTCCCCGCGGGTCGTTGCCCGCATCGCTGAGCTGGTCAAGTCGGACCGCCTGGAACTGGCTGCCGCCATGGACAAGGCGATGGCTGAGGAAGCCGAACGCGCCCAAGCCCAGCAGGAGCAGGCCGCCGCCCCCACCGGGATGGAGGAAATGATGGCGGCCGAGTCCGCTGAAGCCACCGGCGGTGTGGCGGGCATCCCCACCGTCCCCGAGTCGGGGCAGTCGCTGTCGAACCTGGCGGGGCTGTTCCAGGACCTGCGCCAGACCAACACCCGCTCCGCCGGTAACCAGGCGATGGGGGGTGGTTACTGATGGTGCGTGCCCGCAAGCCCGCCCCCGACGCTGGACCCTCCCCCCAGTACGGGGCCGAAGCGGCCATGAATGAGTCCCTCTCCCAAGTCCCCATGGTGGGGATGGATGAGGTTCCCAACCTGTCCGACCAGACGGGGCGCCCCAACGAGCCCCTCACCGCTGGGCTTCCCATGGGCCCCGGGCCTGGGCCGGAAGCTCTCGGTGCGATGGGTGAAACGGACCCCACCCGCAGGCTGCTCCAGGCGATGCTGGTGGCGCACCCGTCCAACGACATCATGCGGCTCATCGACATGCTCGACATTCAGGGGCGGTGATGGATGAGCGAAACCACGATCACCCACCGGGTCGAAGACCCCTCCCCTGCTGAGCGCCGTGCCGCCTACGAGGAGCTGCGTAAGAAGCAGCTTCCCCGCATGTTCTGGGACCCCGACTACTACGCGGACCCCAAGAACGCTGCCGTCGCCCGCAGCATCGCCCTGCCCGGGCCTGGTGCGGATGAACTGACCGAGTCCCAGTTCAACAGGCTCCAGATCGCCGCCCAGGGCTCCATGATCGCGCCCGGGATGATCGATCAGATGATCCAGGTCATGTCCGGTTCCCCCACCGTGTCCCCGGGGGTGGCGGCCGGGCTCGCCCAGTTCGCCCAGTCCGCGCAGTTCTCCTCCGCCCAGTTGGAGGAAATCCTCACCCTCGACGCTGAGGCCCGTTCCGCTGACGCCGCCACCACTGGTGGGCGCAACCCGGACAAGGGCTCCGAGGGCGAGAAGGGCGGGTTCCTGTCGAACCTCGCCAAGGGCATCGTGCGGCCCGTGTTCGCGCTCGCGTCCATCCCCGTTGAAGCCATCCAGGGAGCCATCCGCAACACCGTGGGCATGCTGACCGACCCTGAGCAGCAGCAGGCCTACGACCAGGAACACTCCGGGCTGATGGGCCAGATCTTCGGTAACCCGTTCAACAACACCCAGCCCACACCCATCGAGCAGACCACTGGTGGGCAGTACCTGTCCGGTCTCTACGGTGGTGAGTCCGCGGACCTCGGTAGCGGTTGGATTCCCCGCGGTGACGTCGAAGCCCGCTCCATCGCCGCCATGCGCAACGCCGCCCCCCTCGTGTTCAACGACCATTGGACGCTGGGGCGCGGGGTCGGGTCCATGTTCTACGACGACCCCAACAGCCTCGCCTACCGCAACCTGTCCGGTGTCATCGACTTGACCGCGGCCATCGTGATGGACCCCACCATTTTCATCGGTGTGGGGGCAGCTGCCGGTCAGTCGATCAGGGCTGGCCAGTCCTTCGCTGAAGCGGTCCGCCTGGGCCGCGAGGTGGGCGAGTCCGCGATCACCCGCGAAGCCATCACCATCAGCGAAGGCACCAGTGAGGCGTTGCAGCGTGCGTCGCTGATCAACCGGGCCACCATGGACACCGCCACCGGCATCGTTCGTGACTCCGCGAACATGTACACCCAAGCTCAGCGTCGCGGTGCCAGCACCTACGGCAACCAGGAGCTGGGGTCGCTTCGCACCCACGTCGACCAGCTGAACGACACCTTGAAGGACGCCCAGCTGGACCTCGCTTCGGCCCGCCGACAGGCCGCCAGTGAGCGTCCCCGCGCGCGTGGGGTTGAAGGTGCCGAGGAGGCTGCCTCCTTCCAAGGCGAAGCCCAGGAGGCTGTGGACCTGCTGACGATGCAGCTCGGTGACGACGGGCTGGACGCGATGATGGCGAAGGTGTCCGCGGACTCCCCGGAACTGCCGGGCCTGTTCACCGACTCCGTCTTCGTGCCACTGAAGGGGAACCGTAAGGCTGGCACCGCGCTGCCCGGCTCTGATGGTGGCGCCGACGCGATCGTCATGTGGAACTCCGACCAGGCCCCCCGCCTCGTCAGTGTCGACGATGCTGTCGACCCCAGCCTGATTCCGGTGCGAGCGCGCAAGGGCGAGAGTGACGTCCTCGGCTCTGCGGCGAAGGGCCGGTTGGAGGAGTTCGTCACCCGCCCCAACGCCACCTACGGCGACATGATCGACAACTACATCCAGGCGGGGCGCCAGACGGAGCTGCTGACCGCGCTGCGGCGAAGTGACGTCGATGGTGTCACCGACATGTTCCGCCTCACCGGGGGTGAAGGCGGAGTGTGGTGGACCAGTGAGGCGGCCCGTGGGGTGCGGTGGGGCGAAACGGGTGCCTGGCGCGTGTACGACGGGACCGTCGGGTCGGCCCAAGAGCGACTCCGATCCATCAGGTCACAGATTCGTAACGAGAGCGCCCGAGAGAAGACGCTCCTGGCCAGGCGAAACGCCGAGCAGATCCTCGTTGATAACCTTTCCGATACCTTCGTGAGGGCCAGCGACCTGCGCACCTCCATCGCCGACTCCCAGGTCGCTGTCACCGACGCCATCGCCTACTCGATGGGTGTTCGCCGCCAACTCGGTGGGAAGCCGCTCACCTCCCATGAGGCGCTGAAGCAGTGGCTGGTCGGTCCCACCCGCGAGTTCGATGCGGCCGTGCAGGCACGCTCGGACCGGTTGTCGCTGGCGCAAGGGCTGGAGCCGGTGAACCGCGCCAACACCGCCCTGATGACCCTCGGTGCGTCGGAGGCCATCCGTGGGGTCCGCCGCCTGGTGGAACCGTTCGCCACCAAGAGCCGCACCGCCGTCTTCGACGCCATGGTGAAGCTCACCGACACTCCCGCCAACTTGGGGCGGCTTCAGCGGCTCACCTCCGGCAAGATCGACCCCAGCATCCTGCGCGGTGTCCTTCAGGCGAAGACCGAAGACGAAGTACTGGAAGTCATCGGTCCGGCCGTTGGGGTGGGTATCAGTCGCCCCATCACCTCCGGTGTCATCAACGCGCTGCCGATGCGGCTCAACCAGATCGCCGGTGGGCGCACCGACCGCATTTTCACCCGCGCCATCGACTGGCTGGAGCGGATGGGTTCCATCACCCCCCGCTTCGGCGCCCACATCAACTTCTCCGACCCCCAAGGCGGGTCCGAGTCGTTCCGTAACTACCTCAACAACGTTCCCCACTTGGACACCGGCTTCAAGGACGAGCTGGTGGGGGACTTCCTCTCCCAGACCACTGAGGTCGGTCGAGGCCGGGCCATTCAGCGCGGGTTCAACAAGCTGCGCGACGAACTGGTGGCAGTGAACGCGGACCGCTGGAATTTCAGCCCTGACACCTCTGCGCTGCTCGCGGACCGCATCGGGCACGCCACCCGCACGCACGAGGGCGGGCGCGCGCACGTGATGAACTGGTGGCTGAAGAAGTACGGCAACGACGCCAACATGGGCTTCATGACCATGGACGGTTCCGTCATCCCGTTCGTGGGGCCCCAGCTGGAAGCGGAGCTGGTGCGGGGCGGCCTCATCCTCCCCGACACGGCCGACATCACCCGCGCCATCGGTCGCTGGGGGAAGGCTGTGCAGCAGCACCCGTGGCTGGGCAAGTCCCTTGACCTAATGGACTCGGGGATGGACTTCTGGCGTTCCGCGGTCCTGTTCCGCTTCGCCTACACTCTGCGCAACATCGGTGAGATGCAGTTCCGCATGTTCATGTCCGGGCACTCTGCGGTTTACAACCACCCGCTGGGTGCGTTGGCGATGGCGTCGGCGATGAACAAGAAGAACAACACCTCCAGGGGCCTCTTCGCCCGGTTCGCCGCCTACAACCAGACCGCCACCGGCAAGGTGCTCGATGTGCCCCCGCCGGATGCTGGGGAACTCACCGAGAACTCGGTGGGCGAATTCGTGGAGCTGATGAGCCGCTCCGGCTCCTACCACGACCCCCGCTCGGTGCGGGCGGTGGAACAGTCCCACGACCTCATCCCGGTGGGGGTGGACCAGCCCGGGTTCGCCAGAGGTTGGTCGGAGAAGCTGCTGGACCTGCGTGCCTCCCGGCTGGCGCGCATTGTTGCCGGTTGGGACCCCCCGGAGATCCAGCCGCTGCTCCAGCGGGGCCTGAACCGCGACGACGTGGTCGTCGATTGGCTGCTGAACGCCCCGGGCGCGAAGTCGCTGCGCACCGAATACCAGGAGACGGGGACGGAGCTGGCGGAGATCTGGTCCGACCCGGTCGCGCTTCGCAACTTCCTCTTCCGTGGCAAGGGCTCCATTCGTGAGCGCGTGCAGGAGTACACCATCGGCGGCAACGCCGACCTGGTGGAGTTCATCCGCTCCGGGGTGTTGAGCCGGGACGGCCTGCAAGTGTTCCGAGCTGCTGGTGAGGGTGGCCAGCGGGTCGTCGACTTGGAGTCGGCGATCCGCCCCTACCTGGATGAGATCCCCAGCGACACCATCCTCAACATGCGCACCGTGATCCCCCGTGAGGGCAGCCAAGGCATCGGGGCGGGCGTGAACCGGGTGTTGGACTGGTTCTTCGACTGGAACGGGCGCAAGGAGAACGCGTGGGCCATGGGTCCCGAGTTCGCCTACGCCTACAACGACGCCGCGGTGCAGCTGATGCCTGCCCTCGATGCCGCTTCTCGCCAGCAGATCTTCGACTTCGTGAAGGGCGCTGAGGGTCGGCGCTTCATGCCTTCAGAAACGATGATGAAGGCGAACGCTGCGATGAAGATGGAGCCCGGCTACCTCAACCTGGATGACGTTGAGCGGGTCGCTGCCCGGCAGGCGTCGGACCACGTGAAGAACCTCTTCTACGACGCCCGCCAGCGCAAGCAGCTGTTCCACAGCCTGCGCCTGGTGATGCCGTTCGCGCAGCCGTTCGCTGACACGCTGTGGCACTGGGGGCGCCTGATGGCTGCCCGCCCCTACATGCTGGAGCGCTTCGGTCGCCTCGGTGAAGCTCTCACCGAGCCCGGGTCCTCGGTCATCTACGACGACTTCGACTGGATCGACCCGTTCACTGAACGCCAAACCGCTGACCCCACCCAAGGGTTCATCTACACCGACCCGCTGTCCGGTGAGGCCAAGTTCACCTTCCCGCTGATCGGCTCTGTCCTCGGTGCTGCCCTGTCCCCCGCGGCCGGGTTCAACGTGGCGGAGTCGATGTCGCTGACCGCCCCCGTGCAGAACTTGAACCTGGCGTTCCAGGGTGACGTGGACTACCTGCCGGGGGTGGGGCCGCTGGTGTCGATCCCGCTGGGTCAGCTGATGCCCGACGACTGGTTCGGCGCGTTCCCCGACTGGCTGCGCTCCTACGCGTTCCCGTATGGGGAACCGGACCCGGCCAGTGGTGTCTTCGAGTCCACCTTCTTCCCCTCCTGGATGCGGCGCCTCACCGGTGCGCTCTACAACGAGGACCAGCGCGCCTACTCCTACAAGGGGGTGCTGGCGTACCTGGTGTCCACGAAGGAGTACCCGGGGTTGCAGTCCGACCCGTCGGTGCAGCAGCAGCTGATCGACGACTCCCAAACGGGTGCGAAGATCCTCACCTTCATCCGCGCCCTCGGTGCCGCCATTCTCCCCGCTGCGCCCACTCAGGAGATTTACGCTGCCGACCAGGACGGACGCCTCATCGGCTCCTCCTACCTCAGCGCCCACTGGCAGCACCTGGTGAACGAGTCCGGTGGTGACTTCGAAGCGGCCACGAAGGCGTTCATCGACTCCTACGGGATGCAGGCGCTCAGCGCGATCGTCGGTTCCAGCGAAGGCGACCCGCCGATCTCCGGTCCCGGTTGGGAGTTCTTCAAGAAGCACCCTGAAGCTGAAGGCTACGGGGAGGTGCTGGGTTACTTCTTCCCCGGCGACATGAGCCTGGAGGCGTACGCGTTCCAGCAGGAGTCCGGTGACCGGGAGCGCCTGAGCATAGAGGAACGCACCGACAAGGTCGTCCAGTTCATGTTCAACGCGGAGAAGACGCAGCTGGAAGGTCGCGCCGCCCGCGAATCCTGGGACGTCAACCAGATGGAGGAAGCCGAGGAGCTGTTGAAGTCGCGCTACGGCGGCGTCATCCCCCAGTTCACCGGCATCGATTCCCGCACCCGCCTCGACATGGTGCGCCGGGCGGTCGTGCAGTTCGACGACCTCGCAGAAACCCGCGGTGGGCAGGGAGCGAAGCTACTCTTCGAGGCATACGACGAGTTCAACGAGATGAGCGAGTTCCGCTACGGCTCGGGGATGTCCAGCCTCGCTGCTGAGCCGCTGCGCACCGAGTTCCTCTCCGAAGTGGACGACATCGTGAACACGTACGGCGGTCAGAACCTCACCGAAGGGTCGGTTGAGAACATCGCCCGGCTGTTCGTCAATGCGGTCGAACCCAGGGGGTCGTGATGGCGTACTACATGCAGAACACCCCGGAGACGGACCGGCGGCTCAACTCGGGGCAGTCCCGCACCCCCGGTGCTGGTCAGTTCGATCCCGGTGACCACGACGACCCGCTGTCCACGATCTTCAACCGGATCGGCTCGTTCACCGGCGCCTGGGACCCGATCCGGTCGCGTGCCTCCAACGAGGCCGCGGGGAAGGTGCAGCGCCGCCCGCGTCGCGCTGGCACCCCCGGTGGGCAGATGCAGGGCGGGGACCCGTACACGGCGAACCCGTGGGGCGTCTCCATGTATGAGCTGAACCGCAACCCCGGCAAGTACAACCAGGGGCAGAACTTCGCCGCCTACGAGGGCAGGCGCTACCTGGGGGGCTACAGCGACGACTACGTCTCCCAGACCACCGTCCCGGTCCCCTACGGCTCGGACAACCTTTCGCTTCGCTACCACGCCACCCAGGGGCGCGCACGCCCCGTCTACGGCAAGCCGGTGTACCGGGAAGGTGACGAGTCCAACTTCGCTGCCCGCAAGACGGTGGACCAGATCCGCAACTGGCAGGCCTTCTTCCAAGCGATGGGCTTCAAGACCGGCTACGCGGGCATCTGGTCCCAGTTCGAGCAGGACGCGATGCGCCACTTCATGACGATGGCCAACGGTGTCCCCGGTGGCGGCATGACAGTGGATGTGCTTCGCCAGCGCGTTGAAGCTGACGTCACCTCCGGGGTGCTGGCCCCTGGTGAGCTGGCGGGTGCACTCGGGTCGAGCAACCTGAACCCGTTGGGTGAGGACGTCACCGGCGGTGAGGGTGCTGGGAGTGCGGAGATGATGCCGTACACGCAGACCACCACCGAGACCCAGTACCAGGAGATGTCCCCGGACCAGGGTGTGATGGCGCTTCGCCAGTCGTGGCTGGAGGAGTACGGGCGCAACCCCAGCCAGGATGAGCTGTCGCGTTACGTGAAGGCCGTCAACGCCGCCTTCCGTGCCGACCCCACCATCATCACCACCGTCATGAACGTGGACCCGATGGCTGGCACCACCGACACCACCGCCACCACTGAAGCGTCCGGTGTGGACCCGTCTGGGATGGCCCTCACCGAAAGCGAGGAAGACAACCCGGAGCGCAGCGAATACCAGTCGAACCGGTACTTCTCCGCGCTCATGCAGGAACTGGGGGTCTGATGGCCTTCAGCTCCGAGCAGCGCCGCAACGCCGCCGTCATCGTGCAGGTGGGGCGGCAGCTCGGTGCGTCTCAACGCGACATCGTCATCGCCCTCATGGCGGCCCTGGTGGAGTCGCGCCTCATCAACGTCAACTACGGCGACCGGGACTCCCTCGGGCTGTTCCAGCAGCGTGCCGCGTGGGCTCCCCGCTCGGTGCGGATGGACCCCGCCCAGTCGGCTCGGATGTTCTTCCTCGGCGGCCGTGCTGGTCAGCCCGGCCTGTTCGACAAGCGCAACCGCGGCAGCATGGGGTTGGGGCAGGCGGCGCAGGCGGTGCAGGTGTCAGCGTTCCCCGGCCGGTACGCGGCGTATGAGGACGAAGCTCGGGCCCTCATCGGAATGGGCCCCGGGAAGGGCGGCGGCAGCCTCGGGGGCAAGCAGGGTGGCAGCCTCTCGGGCGGCAGCTGGACCCGCCCCGTGCGTGGCGGGAGGATGACCCAAGAGTTCGGACGACGTAACTCTGGCTACGCCGCTGGGCACCACACCGGGATGGACTACGGGGTGTCCATGAACACCCCCGTGTACGCGGCCGCGGGCGGGAAGGTCGTCAGTGTCACCAGGGGTGGCGCGTACGGGCTTCGCATCGAGATCGAGCACGGTGGCAAGCTGTGGACTCTCTACGCCCACCTGAATTCCGCTTCGGTGCGGGTGGGCCAGACCGTTACCCCCGGCATGCTGATCGGCAAGTCCGGGAACTCGGGCAACTCTGAGGGCCCCCACCTGCACTTCGAGGTGCGCCGCGGTGCTAACGCTTACGGCAACACCGTCGACCCGATGCAGTACCTCAACGGTTCCACCACTCCCGCCGCGTACGTCGAAGGCCCCATGAACCAGTCGTTCGAGTCCACGGTGCCGATGTCCACCACTGACCTGCTGTTGGGTCAGCAGAAGACGATGCAGGCGATGCAGTCGCTCCAGAAGCCCTACATGTACCTGAACCCGATCGACATGATGACCGCCCCCAACATCCCCATTGGCACCAACCCGATCGTGGACAACATGACCGTCGGCGAGGACACCAGCGAGGAGCCGCGCCAGAGTGCGGTCACCTCCCCTGACCTGTCTGGTTCGCCCCTGCAACCGGAGATGGTGTGATGGCTGAGTTCGGTTTCAGTGAGGTCTTCCTCTCCACCCGCCCCGACATCAAGGCCATCGTGGACAAGGCCACCGATGCGGGCTGGACGATGGACAAGTTCCTCGACGAGGTGCGCACCACCAAGTGGTGGAAGAACCTCTCCGACGCGCAGAAGTCTTTCGATGTGGAGCGGGCGGAGAACCCGGGCGAGATCCAGCGCAAGATCGCTGCCGCCCAAGTGATGATCCGCTCCATGGCCACCCGAATGGGTTACACCACCGACTCCGCTTCCGCTGTCGCCCGCAAGTACGCCATCCAGGCGGTGCGCAACGGCTGGGGTGAGGACGAGATCCGCCTTTACGTCGGTGGCGCCTACCAGAAGGGTGGCGCTGGCGGCATGATCGGTACGACGAAGCAGCGCCTCACGCAGATGGCTTCCGATTACGGGATCAACTTCGGCACCGGCCCCACCCTCACCAACTGGACCCGGGCGGTGCTCCAGGGGGTGCGCACAGTCGAGGACTACGACAACGTGCTGAAGGAGCAGGCGAAGAAGCACTACCGCGCTGTGGCCAGTGACTTCGATGCCGGGTTCACGCTGCGGGAGATCCTGGAGCCGTACTTGCAGACCGCGGCACAGGAGCTGGGGGTCAACCCGGCGACACTGGACTTGACGAAGGCGGGACTGTGGACCGCTGCGGTGCAGTACGTGCCCAAGGGTGAGCGTGAAGCCCGGGCGATGAGCCAGGACGAGTGGGTGGCCCGGATGCGCACCGACTCCCGCTACGGCTACGACAAGACCCAGGGGGCCCAGAAGCAGGGCGCTGAACTGGTCAATGGGATCGCTCGGGCGTTCGGAGGGCAAGGCTGATGGCCGATTCTGCGTTCGCGTTGGTGCGCCAGTCGCTGGCCCGTTACGGGCTGGAGTCGCTGGCCACTTGGGCTTGGGGTCGCTGGAAGGGCGGGGACTCCATCGAAGAGATCATGCTGGAGATGCGCGCCACCCGCGAATACAAGGAACGCTTCCCCGCCATGGCCCAGTTGTCGCAGCGGGGTCTCGCCTTCAGTGAAGACGCCTACATCAACTACGAGCAGGGCCTTCGCAACTTGGTGTCCCAGTTCGGTCTCCCCATGCAGGTGTACGGGTCGCGTGGCTACACCGCGGACCTGCTGATCAACGACATCTCCTTGGTAGAGGCGCAGTCGCGGATGCAGTTGGCGCAGGCCGCTGCTGTCACTTCCCCGGTGGAGTACCGGCGTGAAGCTGCCCGCCTTTACGGCGTCACCCCCGGGCAGTACACGTCCATGTGGCTGGAGACGGACCGGACCCTGCCGGAGCTGGAGAAGCAGTTCGCTGCCATCACGTTGGCCGGTGAAGTCACCATCGCCAACTTGGGGCAGATCTCGCGTGGCATGGCGGAGCGCCTCGTGGAGGGTGGCATCACCCGCGAGCAGGCCCGCCAGGGCCTCGGTAGTGCCTCCCCTGACCTTGCTCGCCGCCTGCCTGGGGAATCCACGGGCATCACCACCGACGCGCTCGTGTCGGGTGCCCTGGGTCTCGGTGGGGACGCTTCGCGCCAGTTCGAGCGCCGGGTGAAGCAGCGTCTGGCCGCCTTCTCCGGTGGTGGCGGCTCTGCCATCTCTGAACGCGGCACGGGTCTCGGTTCGACCAGTCGTTGACATTCAACCGTTGAATGTCGTTGTAGGCTGCGAACAGATCGGCCCTCGGGTTGAGGTGCGCCGTTCACCATGAGAGGTCCATCGCGGAACCCCCGCCGTGATGTGTCACCTGAAGGGGTGCGGAATGAACCAGTACTTGAACGACGACGACCCTGAGGGCCTGGACGACCAGAGCCAGCAGTCGGACCGAACGGTCACTGTCTCCCGCCGTCAGCTCAACAACCTTGAGAAGAAGGCGAAGGAAGCGGAGACCCGTGCCGCTAAGGCGGAGCGCTCTCTGGCGTTCTCCACAGCCGGGATCAAGCTGGACGACCCGAAGATGAAGTATTTCGTCAACGGGTACGACGGCGAGGTCAAGGCGGAGGACATCAGGAAGGCCGCCACTGAGGCCGGGTTCCTCACCGAGGAGAAGTCGACCGAGCAGGCCGAACAGCAGGCTCCTGAGACCCAGACGCAGGGCAGCCAGCAGTTGACCCCGGAGCAGATCCAGGCGCAGCAGCTGGCGGCCGCTCAGCAGACTCAACTCCACGAAGATTCTCGGGTGTTCGGGCAGATGGCGCAGGCCACCTCCAGCCAGGACACCTCTGGCGTGAACCAGCGGGCGGAGATGGAGAAGATCTTCCGCAACGGTGGGGACGCCCAGACGCTGGCCAATTGGATGAAGGGCCAGCCGGGGATGTATGTGGCTGAGGAATACTGACGGGGAGTCGTCGTGGACCCCAATTCCACAGCAGGCCTTCCGAACCCTTTCGCTGACGATCCCGATCTTCGGCGACTGATCCAACGGGACCGGGAAAACGGCCACTGGCTGTGGGTGGGGGACATTGATCGCGACGGCTACGGCGTCGTGTACCGGGAGGGCTACAACTGGCGGGCGCACCGCTGGGTGTGGACTCTCATACACGGACTCACCGATCTGCCGCTCGACCACTTGTGCCGCACCCGCAACTGCGTGAACCCGGAACACCTGGAACCCGTCACCACTGCCGTGAACAACGAGCGCATCCCCACTTGGGGTGGGAACGCCGAAAAGTGCTCCAAGGGGCACCCGTTCACGAAGGAGAACACGCTCTCCCGCTCCGACGGGAAGCGCAGGTGCAGGATCTGTCACCGTGAGCAGGAAGCTGAGCGCAGGAAGAGGAAGTCCGCCACCTCCTGAAAGTTGGTGAGACTCCCATGGCCGGTGAAACCGGTACCGTCGAATCGGGTCTCGACACCACGGCGTACAACCTCGCGGTCTACTACGCTCTGCGGCCCCTGACGGTCTTCGACCAGGTCGCTACGGTTCGAGCCACGAAGCAGTCCCATCGGGGCGCTTCGGTCATCTTCACGAAGATGAACGACCTCAACATCTCTACTACGCCGCTGGACGAGTACACGGACGTCGCGGCCACCGCCCTGACGGACACCCCGCTCACGGTCACCATGACCGAGTACGGCCGGGCGACCATCAGCACCGCGAAGCTGCGGGCCACCTCGTTCATCGAGTTCGACCCGACCGCTGCGAACCGGCTCGGCTACAACGCGGGCCGCACGATCGACCTGATCGCGCAGACCGCCCTCACCGCTGAGGCTTCCAGCGAGTTCGTTGTTGCCGGTCCGGGTACCGCCCGGCTGAACACCAACGACATCCAGGACATCAAGGCGACCCTGGAGAACGCGGTCGTGCGTCCCTTCGAGGACGGCTACTACCGCGCCTTCATCACCCCGTACATGGCTCGTGACCTTCGTCGTGAGACCGCTGGCTCGGACCTGAACAACTGGCGTGCCCCGCACACCTACCAGGACACCGTTGAGATCTACCGTGGTGAGATCGGTGAGTACGAGGGCTTCCGGTTCATCGTGAACCAGACCATCTCCGCTGGCACTGAGGCGAACACGCACCGTGCGGTGTTCGTTGGCCAGGAGGCGCTGGCGAAGGCGATGTCCTCGGCCCCCGGATTCGGCGCGTACCCGACGGTGCGACCCGGTCCGGTGACCGACAAGCTGTGGCGGTTCCGCCCGATGGGCTGGTACTGGCTCGGCGGGTACAAGGTCTTCCGCCCGGAGGCTGTCATCTGGGCTGACTTCCTCGACTCGGCCGTCGGCACCTGACGGGTCTTGTGGTGGGGTGTTGTCCCACGGCACCCCACCACAGGTAAGGAGGAGCCATGCCGAACTTCGGTCCCGACTTCGTCCCGTCCACCACGCTCACCTCGGACCTGATCCGGGAGGCGCTGAACCACGCCCAGGGGGCCAACAAGCAGCCGATGAACGTGGTCGATGCCGACTTCGTTGGTGGTGACCAGATGGTCCTTCGCTACCCGCTGTCGGGTGTTCAGGCGGGGCAGCGGGTTGAGGTCGGGTGGAGCGAGTACGTGGTGGTCGACACTGACACTGCGGTGAAGACCCTCACTGTCATCCCCGAGTTGCCGGGCACGGTTCCCAACCACCCGGTGGGGACGTTGGTGACGATCCGGCCCCGCTACACCGCGCTGCGGGTGATCGCTGAGATCAATAACGAGCTGAAGCAGCTCTCCGCTGAGGGCCTTTACCGAATCGTTACCGTCGATGCGGACGAGGACGGTGTCATTGCTCTGCCCGATGGGGCGCTGAAGATCCTCGACACGTGGGGTGACGGCCTCTCGACGGACCACCGGACGCCGTCCGCCTACTACGAGATCACCGAGTCCGCTACGGGCCCGGTGCTGATCGGTCCGGACACGCTGACCCGGGCCACCATCGGCTGTGCCTTCAATCTGCTGCCCACGGACGTTGACGCGCTGGTGTCCACGACAGGGATCTGGCAGATGGCTGAGGACATCCCCCCGCTGGGGGCTGCGATGCGGCTCCTGGCGGGCACTGAGAGCCAGCGCAACATCATTGACCACCAGGGCGAGACACGTCGTGCTGGTGAGGTCCCCCCGGGTGGGCCCACGGGCGCGATGCGCAACATGGCGGCGCTTCGCCAGACGCGGGTGGTGGCTGAGGAGGCACGTCTGCTGGGCCGCTACGGGTACTCCTACCACCCTGGGGTGCACTGATGGGTGATATCACTCCGCTGTACACCGACCCGCCCCACACCTACTTCACGGGGCTGCTGGGGACTTCCTCGTCGATCGGTGGGAAGGTCGCCCAGCTCGGTGACCACTGGTACGAACTGGATCTGGAGTCGGACCGCTTCCGCTACTCCTCGGTGCCCGCTCTGCGCCCCCAGCAGGACGTCTCGGAACGGCCAGGTGAAGGCACCCTGTCCGTGGAGGGTCTGTGGAAGCGGTTCGGATCCACCTGGCATTCCGGTGCGGGGCAGCGCTGGTATGACCGCAACGACGCTGACGCGACCCGCTTCTACCATTCGCGTGGGGTGGAGGTCTTCAACGAGTGGGAGCTGTCGCTTCTGCATGACACCGCCTCTGTGGCCACCAGCGCCGCCGGGTGGACTTCGATGGCTGTGGGCTCCGTCAGTGGCGTGGGGACCCGCCTGGCTGTGGCTGGGACGGGCACTGTGCGGCTTTTCACCACCACCGGCACCATGACCACCGTGGCGGGCCTCACGGGGCGCTGCTGGGTCACCAGCACCGGTGGGCGCATCTACGTCAGCGACGACACCGGGGTGCACACCATCACCTCCGCCACGGCGACCACGTCCTTCTCCACCGAGGTCACCGCCCCCAACTTGATCTTCTACGGCAAGAACCGGCTGTTCGCGCTGAAGGCTGACGACATCTACGACCTCCCCGCCGCTGGCGGCGCGGCCACCCCCATCTCGCTGGACTACTTGGACGGCTGGCAGTGGACGGGCGCCACCTCCGGGCAGGAGGCGCTGTTCTTCTGCGGCTACGCGGGCGACAAGGGCGGCGTGTTCGCTGTCTCCATCGCTGAGGACGGCACCACCCTCAACCCGCCCACACTGGCCCTGCCGCTGCCCGACGGTGAACTGCCGTTGTGCATCTACGCCTACACGAACCTCGTCCTCATCGGGACCAACCTCGGAGTGCGAGTGTGTACGCAGAACGGGCAAGCCCTCCAGATGGGTGAACTGGTGGGGCAGATCCCCGGGCAGACCGACCCAGTGGTGCGCTGCCTGGAACCGCAGAACCACTTCGTCTGGTTCGGCTGGGACAACACGTTCATTGACGCCGCCGGGTTGGGACGGATCGACCTGCGCACGTTCGTCGATGAGGCGAACTTGGCGCCCGCGTTCGCCAGTGACCTGATGAGCCAAGAGGTGGGACAGACCACGGCTGTCATCACCTTCGGTGGTAGGCGCTGGTTTAGCACCGGGCTTGGCATCTACCGGCAGACCGACGACTACGTCGAGACGGGGGAGGTGGAGTCGGGGCGGGTCACCTTCAACCTCGCTGACGAGAAGACCCCCGTGTTCGCTGACGTTCGCCACTCGGTGCTCCAGGAAGGCGAGACGGTGGTGCTGGAAGTGGGCACCGACACTCGTCCCTACGAGTTCGTCGGGGAGTCCGTGCACGCGGGCACGTCCCGACCGTTGAAGGTGTTCTCGCTGCCGCAGAACAAGGTCGTCTACAACGAGTTGCGGGTCACCCTCAACGGCATCGGTGACCGAACCCCCATCCTCACCAACGTCACCATCGGCGTGCAGGTGGCCCCGGACCGCTCGTTCAACATCTTCCTGCCGCTGCTGATCCACGAAACGATCCACATCGGTGACCGCGACTACGGCCTGGATGTGGCGGAGGAGTTGCAGTTCCTCTTCGAGCTGGTGTCCTCGCAGCGCATCATCCGGTTCCAGCAGGGACGATGGACGGGACTGGTGGTGTGTGAGGACTTCGAATGGATTCCGCACCACTCCACCACCGGCAACGGTGAAGACATGAACGGCACCATGGTGTTGAAGCTGAAGTCCGCCGAGGTTGTGAGGTAGTCATGGTCCGCTATGAACACGCAGGCGGGGCGGCGCCCACCCAACTGACGGTGGGCATCTCCTCCTCCGACGTCTCCGTCGTGGTGCTCGATGCCACCGGGTGGCCCACTGGGGTGACTGGCCCCTTCTGGATCGTCATCGGGGTGGGCACAGCGAACGAGGAGAAGATCCTCTGCGCCTCCCGCTCCGGCAACACGCTCACGGTGGCTTCCGGTGGGCGCGGTGCTGACGACACGGTCGCGGTCCCCCACAACCCGCCCGAGATCGTCCGGCACGTCTTCACCGCCCAAGAGGCCGATGACGCGAACGCGCACATCAACGCCACCACCAACATCCACGGCATCGCTGGGGACCTCGCTGGGCGCACCCAGGCGCAGACCCTCACCAACAAGACGATGTCTGGCGCCAGCAACACGTTCAGCGCCATCCCGCAGTCCGCCATCACGGGCCTGGTGGACCGGTTGACGGTGCCGCATTTCCGTGGCTCCAAGCAGTCCCCCAACACCATCAACGCGGGTGTCTCCGGCACCCCGGGGACCATCACCACCGAGTACGCGTCGGCCATCACCACCCCCGACGGCTACCACTCGTCGAACAAGCAGGTCTCCAAGGCGGGCCTGTACCTGATCACTTACCGGCTGCGCCTGGCTGTCACCAACGACGCGGACACGGTGGGTGACTTCCGCCTGCTGCTGGGGTTGAACCCCCCCGTCAGTCCCATCACTGACCTGGGCACCGTCATCGCGCAGGCCCAGTTCCGCAACCACCTTCAGCCGGGACGGAAGATGCACACCCGGACCTCGCTGTCCATCACCATCTCCGATGGGGTGACCAGCGAGGTCTACAACGGGCTCAGCTACGGGGCCACACTGCCGCTGGTCCCCGACTACGTGGGGGTGAACCTGTACTCGGGCAGCAGCGTCGCGTCGGGCTGGAACATCCGCACCGACAACTACACGACCAGCGACTTCCAGCTGATCCTGGACCGCCACGTCGCCACCGTGGGTTCCCTGGTGTGCCCGATCCGGCTGTTCTGCATCTACGACTCCGATCCGGCGCTGCCGATCCTCGGTGGCTCGGTGGAGATCTCGGACGTGTTCCGTCTGGATGAGGGTGACATCATCGGTTTCAGGGTGAACAACAACTCCAGCATCGGCCAGGACGTGGAGATCTTCGGCGGGGCAGGCGTGGACTCCAGGTACTCGGTCGTTTCGATGTCCTGGTTGGGACCGTAAGGAGGAGAGATGCCGAAGAAGAGGATCCCCGCGAAGAAGACCATCAAGCCGATCGACTGGACTGGTACCGGTCGAGGGCCCATGCGGGTGCCCACCCGCATCACTGGTGGCCCGGTCATGCGTAACGGCAGGCCCATCATCAAGACCACCCCGAAGCGGAGGAAGTCGAAGTGACCACCGACCCGTACGAGAGCGTCCCGGAGCCCAAGCCGACCGATGGCCCCCAGGAGGAAGTGGACTGGGAGGATCTGGAGGAGGAGGGGCACGCCAAGCAGCCGGGTGATGTTGATGACAACCCTGAGTAAGGCCAACACCACAGCTCAGTGGTACGCGAATCGTTACCCGGGTGGCACGATGTCGCGGCTGGACAAGTTCCTGCTGCACTCCACTGAGACCCGGTCTTGGCCCGGTTACGGTGGCGGAGCGTCTGCCCCGACCGCCACCTACCACCCGCTGCGCCGTGAGATCCGCCAGCACTTCCCCAACGAGATGTCTGCCCGGGCCCTGAGGGACCCCAGCGGCACCGCGGTGCGGGAGAACCGGGACAACGTGTTCCAGCTGGAGATCATCGCCTACAGCGACTTCAACCTGGCGAAGCGTGTCGGGGGCCTGTGGATCGGTGACTTGACCGCCTCCCACTTCGCGGACATCGCGCAGATGATCCTGGAACTGGGCAAGCACGGTGTGCCGCCCACTTCTTCGGTGAAGTGGAAGGAGGGGCAGAAGACGTACGTCAGTGGTGTGCGGCTCTCCGGCCCCGCCTACGACGCCTACAAGGGCATCCTGGCCCACATGCACGCCAGTGGTAACGACCACTGGGACACCGGTGGGCTCTACTGCTCGAAGCTGAAGAAGGCCCTCGAACAGGGGTTGCCCGACACGGGAGAGGACGACGAAGTGAGCGCTCAGGAGGTCTGGGGCTACACGAACAAGAGCTTCGGCGAGGAGGACGCCTTCGCGCGTCTGCGCCGGGCTGAGGCGAGCGCTGGGGCCGCGTACGAGAAGGCCGAGAAGGCCAACCGGCAGCTGGAGTCCGTGGCTGCGGGACTCAGTGCCCTGTCGTTCGCGCTGAAGAACAACAACCTGATCACGACTGAGGAGCAGGAGGCGATCAACGCTGAGCTGTCCGGGCAGGGGAAGCCTGGCCTGTCTCGCTAAGGAGAACTGTGGAGCCCTGGCAGTTCATCGCGACAGTGGGAGCCTTCCTTACCGCTTGCGGTGCTCTCGTCACCGGCTTCATCCGAATGATCTACCAGGGCAAATGGGTACCTGGTCGAGAGATGGAGTACTGGCGCGAAGCCTTCTTCGAGGAGCAGCGCCAGAAGCGGGCCCTGATGGAGGCCGGGAAGGTAACGCAGGACGTTCTCCGGGCCCTTCCCAAGGTGATTGAAGGTGACCACCGATGAAGGTCTGGTGGCGTCGAAAGGAGCTGGACGAGGCCAAGCGAGCCAAGGAGGAGTCGCTGAAGGAGGGGAGGGAAGTCGAGATGATGGCGCGGGAGCTGAACAGCGACCGCTACCGCAACCACTTCACCGAGCGCATGGCTAGGGCCATCAGGGGGGACATTTGATGGACTGGGATTACACGACCGTCCTGATCTATGTGACGGCCTTCGCCGCCTTGGTCTTGCCGCCGCTGTACCAGTGGTCTTCGCGGGGGCACTGGTGGCGTGACGGGCTGGGCGTGCACCTGATGGCGTTCATGGGCGTCCAAGCTCTCGTGTTCAGCACCTGGGCCATGGCCCGGACCTACAACACGTTCCTCGGCGGGACCCCGGAATGGTTCATGGACTGGGTCCTGTTGGGGGCGTTCACACTGATGCCGTTGGTGCTGATCTGGCGTGCCGTGGAGCTGATCCGGTTCGGGTTGGCCAGCCGCCGCTACCCTGTCGACCAGGAGGTTTAACCATGTGGACCAAAGAGTTCTGGAAGGCCACCGCCGAGCGCGCCATCAAGACAGCTGCCCAGGGTCCGATCGTGCTGTGGGCTGTCGGTGACGGCCTGCTGGATGCCTTCGCCATCGACTGGGAGGCTGCCGCTGGTGTCGCTGTCGGTGGCTTCGTTCTGTCGGTGCTCATGTCGCTTGCTTCCAGCGCCATCACTTCTACCCCTGGCCCGTCGCTTACTGAGGCCGAGCAGACCGTTAAGGAGACCCCGTGACCATCCAGATCGCCACGGCCACCCGTCAGGCCGCCTGTGATGGGGCGGTCGACCAGGTGGACGTCGGTTCCACGAACGCGCAGGGTCGTCTGCGCATCTACTCCGGTTCGAAGCCTGCGTCCGCGAACGACGCTGCCACCGGTTCCCTGCTCGCTGAGGTGAACTTGGCGAACCCGTCGTTCGGTGCGGCCAACTCCTCCGGCGTGGCGACCCTGCTTGGGGTTCCGCTGGCGACGGTGGGCCTGCCCGCTGCTGGCGCCGGTACCGCTGCCGGGTACTTCCGCATCGTCAACCGCAACGTGAACGCGGTCCTTCAGGGCAACGTGGCCACGTCCGCTTCGGACCTCATCGTCAACACCACCACCATCAGTGAGAACGTCTCCTTCGAGATCCTGTCGGGCACTGTCACCATGCCGTCTGGGGAGTAATCCCTGTGGCCGCGCCCACTTTCGTCGCGGAGTACGAGGCCTCCAGCTGGTCGACGACGTCTACACCGAAGACGGTCACCCCGACGACTGCGGCCGGTGACACGCTGGTTGTCCTTGGTGCGTCGGAGAACGGTGACACCACCCTCGCCACCCCCACTGGGAACAGCCACACCTACACGCTGCGCCAGTCAGTCGCGATCAGCTCCGACTGGTGTGCCGCCTACGGGTGGACCACCACTGCCACCACTGCGGCCGGGTGGACTCTGTCGGTCACTCGCGCAGGTTCCGTGCAGGCGTGGGGTTTCATCGCGTTGCGGTTCTCCGCCAGCTCGGGTGTTGGGGCGTCCGCTAAGACGAACGTCAGCGGTTCCGCCCCATCGCTGGGGATCACCACCACGGGGGCGAACTCCGCGGTCGTGGTGATCGTTGCTGACTGGAACGCTCTTGATGGGGCGACCCGTACGTGGCGGACAGTGAACGGCACCGCCCCGTCCGCAGGCAACGGGTTCGAGCGAGCCTACTTCCGAAGCGGTGCCACCTACGCCGTCTACGCGGCCTACTACCCCGACGTTGGGGCGGCCGGGTTGAAGACGGTGGGGCTGACCTTGCCGGTGGCGCAGAAGTACTCGATCGTCGCGATCGAGGTCCTGGGCACCGAGGAAGAGGAAGGCGTCACCGGCGATTTCACCGCCGCCCTTGGTGCGATCACTTCGGCGTGGACGGGCGAAGCCGAGGTGGAGGGCTCTTTCACTGCCACGCTTCCGGCGCTCTCTGGAGCTTTCACGGGCCAGCGGCCCAGCACCACCGGCGACTTCGCTGCCACCCTCCCTGCGGTCACGGCAGCTGCCACTGCTGGCATCGAGGTAACTGGCGCAGCGTCGGTGGTGCTCTCTCCCCTCACCGCTGTTGATAACGGCTTGGTAACGGTCACTGATGATGTCGTGATCGTGTTGGGGGCGCTCACTGCCGCGCTCACGGGTGAGTCCACAGAGCCGGAGGTCGAGGGTGAGCTGGCCATCAGTTTGGGTTCCCTGCTGGCCGAGTTCACTGGGGCCACCCCTGGGACTGGGGAGTTGCTGATGAGCCTCCCCGCGCTTCAGGGGGAGTTCACTGGTGCTGGGTTCATTGAGCTGACGACAGTGGATGTGCGGCCGTACATCTACAGCGCCAACGCCACCTTCCCGGTCAAGTGGCCGTACCGCAGGAGGAGGGTCTGATGGCCATCACTCGACTGGCCAACCGGGGGAGCTTCACCTCCCTGAGCGGTTCCACGTCCAGCACCCTGACGGTGTCGGCCAGCTTGACGAAGTGGAACCTGGCCACTTTGCGGTTGGCGATCTCGAACGCGAACGGCACCGGGACTTCCGTCACCACCGTCAACATCGTCGACCCGCGGGGGAACGTTTGGGAGAAGTTCCAGGTCGCCAACGGGCAGGGTGTCGTCAATGACGGGGTCGAGTCGATGCTGGCGTACTCGTTGCAGGAAACCCCACTGTTGAGCGGTGACGTGCTCACCCTCCAGTTCTTCACCAGCTCGGGGATGACCACACCCCTGTCGGTGATCGGTAAGGCGTGTGTCCTGGAGGAATGGTCGGGCACTGGGCGAGGAGCTGGCGGCAACCAGATCCATGCGACTTCGCTGCTGGCCCGTGGCGACAACACCACTGTCGTCGACTCCGACATCATCGGGAACACCCCTACCGGGTACCTGATTCTCACCGCGCTGGGCATCGAAGGTCCCGCGGCTGACGCCTTCACCACCGACCCCGACACTGACGGTGGGGTGTGGGTGCACGCGTTCGCGGCGGGGACAGCAGCGCACGCCGAGAACATGACCATCGAAGGTGACTACAAGATCACCACCTCGCAGGTGTCTCAGCGTTACCAGCCGACCTTGGGGACGGCCCGCGACTGGGCGTTGCGCTTGATCACGATCCGACCGGTCCCGGAACCTTCGGGGAACTTCACTGCCCCCCTGCCTGCCCTCACTGGGGCTGGGACAGGCGAGGTGCAGGTGGAGGCCTCGTTCGCTGCGACTCTGCCGGGTCCGATCACTGGGGCGTTCACCGGTGAGGTCGAGTTCATCGACGGGGCCCTGACGATCGTGCTGGGCGCCCTGGTGGCGGAGTTCATCGGCCAGCAGCCGGACGCCATCGGGGGCCAGTTCGATGCTGTGCTCCCGGAACTTCAAGCCCACCTGGACGGGCAAAGGCCGGGAGCGGCCTTCTTGGAGGCGACACTCCCGGCCATTGAGGCCTTGTTCGAGTTGGAACGTCAGGGCACTGACGGGGCGGTGGATGTCCGTAGGCGCCGCGGGATCTTGGACAGTAAGGCGTTCCCGACCCGCTGGCCTGGGGTCAACTCCGGCCGAAGGGTTCTTTGACCTTCCCCAGCCCGTCTTCGACCCGCTGGTCGTTGGTGTGGTGGACACACAGGTAGAGGGTCAAGCCTTTGGCCTTGCGCTGGAACCGGGCAAGGCGTGCGGCTGGCGCGATTGGGTTGTCCATCATGTTGCGCATGCAGAAGTCGCACTTGTGGGGCTTCTTCGCCTTCTCCGCGTGGTACTTCGTCCACACCGGGTGCTGGCTACCGTTCGAGACTGTTCTTCGCTTCGGGGGTGTAGGCGATGTCTCGAACAAACTCGGCTGATCCATGCCGCTCCTCCGTGTTCAAGTACCAGCCCATCCGAAGGTTCGGCGGGTCACGCAGTTCCACGATCCGGATCTTGATGGCCTCCAGCGGGAGGTGGTTCTCCTGCGCGGCGGTACCGATCATCCCGAGGAACTCGGCCACCTCAGTGGCCCTGAACTCCAGGCAGACCCCACAGTGGGCGTAGGGGCCGCCCGCTCCGTACTCGGTCACTTCTTCCTCCGCTCAACAGGCTTCGGCAGCTTGCGCACATCCATGCGGGTGTAGCCGCGGCGGGTGTAGCCGGGGACATCGGACTCCCCGACACTCGTCCATCGCAGAACGTGACCTTCAGCGACGCCGGAGACCCCCGCCAGGGCCCTCTGGGCGTCCTCCATGGCCCGCTCAGCGGCCTTCTTGTCCTTGCGGGCCTCCACGTACAGGGAGAGCGCCTGGACGTGCTCAGGGGCCACCAGGAGCCCCCCGCCCTCCCGGTCCTTCACCACGTCGTCAGCACGGCAGACGGTGAAGAAGGGGCACGCCACTTCGCAGAACTGGATGGGCTTGTCCTGGGCAGCGTCCTCGTTGTGTCGGACCGCGTAGGTAACATCCGAAAGCCACTCGTCTGCCCAGAACAGCCACATCGGGTCGTAGGCCTCAATCTCAACGTGAGGTTCAGGCTGACGACCGGACCGGTCGAACCAGGCGTTCGCCACCCACGCCGTCTCCTCGTCGAGGTCCCCCGACTGGATGAGGGCCGCGGCATACAGGTGCTTCTGGAACTGCTGCTGCACGCTGGCCCCGGTGAACTTCACCACCTCCAACCCATCCACGGTCTTGATGTCGATGACCCCGCTGGGGGTGACGATGTCGGGGTGGCCGGGCAGCTTCAGCCCCGAAGGTAGCTCCACCTCAACGGCCAGGTGGCGGCGGGCAATGGGAAACATGTGCTGGACGACGTATTCGACACGGTCACCCACGGCAGTGCCGACGAAGGCGGCCCACTTGGGGGGATCGTCAGTCGCGGGCTGCTGCTTGACCACGTAGGCGGCGTACTGGCGGCAGAAGCCGATGTCGGAGATGCCCAACCGACCCTCAACCGACTGACGGTCCCGGTCGGACTCGAACTTGTGAACCGCATCGCGCATCTCCCTCGCCAGCGCATCAGAGTCGGGGATCATCACGGGTCCAGTCGTGGCAGAAGCCGCAGTAGCCCTGTTTGATGTCCTCCGGGTGGTAGGAGACCCGACCACAGCGGGGGCAGCGGATGAAGTCCTTCTCTTCACTCATCAGTCCACCCCAGGATGACCTCGAACACGATGTGACGGCCCTGCTGGGTGAACTGGCCGGTGAAGTCGCTCTCCTGAGACCACTCGCGGTCGTAGGCGTGCAGCCCCCACCGGACCAGCATCTTGGTGACGTCGTCGACCTTCTCCACCGAGGTCTCACCCAGGTAGAAGCCGTCGGGCTCATCGATGTGGCGGACCCAGATCTCAGTCACTTGAACGCTCCACTCTCGGCCGGGGACTCCGGCTCAGTCTCAGTCTCCGGCTCCTTGTCCGACTCTTTCTGGTCCACAACCGGGGCCGCCGGTCCACGCGCCCAAGGGGTGACGGTCTGCACGCTCGGCGCGGTCGACCCGTCGTTGTAGAGGGAGAGACCGAACTGGTCGCCGAGGTTCACAGCACACCGCTTCAACGCACCGGACGCAGCGGACTTGGTGACGTTGTCGGTGGCTTCCCCACGGTTGGGGTGCACAGCCTCGTCGGAGGCCACGTCCTCGTAGTACGGGTCGGGAAGATCGTCCTGCCCGACAAGGATGGTGAGCTTGGCGTGGGCCACGGCCCCGACGTGCCACTGGTCCTTGCCGTCGGAGTTGGGACGCTGCTCGGCGTAGAGGACCTCGACGGTGGTCTGGACCGACCAGTTGCCGAAACCGAAGACCCGGTTCAGGTGGGCTCGGACGTCCCAACCCTTCAGGTAAGAGTTGCCTCGCAGGGTGTGCACCCGCAGCGGGTTGATGGGTCGGAGCAGGAACTCAACCTGCTCATCGCTGAACGACATGCCGCTCCTCAACATTCAACGGTTGAATGTGTGAACTGTAGCATGTGCCTATGCCCCATATCGATGACGGCGAGGTCATGCGGTCGCTAGACGGCCTGATCACCTGGGTCTACAACACGCCAGACCCGATCGAACGACTCGACCTGCTCGACAGTCTCAGGGAGTCCATTGGCCACGTCCTCACGAGTGAGTACGAACGGGCCTGCTTCGACGCTCGGGTCGCCGGGCGCGAGGAGGAGGCGTACGACACCGGGCTCTCCAAGGCTGCCTTCCGCGACTACACCCGGCGCTGGAACGGGAGGTTCGAAGGCGCCGCTCGGGTGCGCTGGTCTGACCCCCTTGGCATCCATCGACGAGACAAGGTCCGAGACCTCACGAAGGTTGCGAAGGGTGAGACGCCCCAGTCGATACGCACCGGCTTCCG